CTGCCCTGTTGTGCCTGAAAAATCCACGCCCAACTCGCTCTTAATGGCATCTACAAGCTCCTTTGTGCCTTTGGAAAGTCCTTTACCGTGGCCTTCATTGAACTTTTTGGTTAGAGCCGCCTTGCTCAATTCTTTGATTTGTGCCTCTGCGTCTTCTGCCTCTGCGATCTCCGCGAATTTCTCCGGTTTGATGTTGAGCGTCGCCGCAAATAATTGGATAAGTTGTTCTTTTTCCATACTAATGAAGATACGGGATTCACCCTAAAAGTTTAAAGCACTTCTGCCCAGGTTGAAAAATGTTTTTCGGTCCGTTTCGAGCCCGGCGGCCAAGCATTATTCCCGTTTGGTGGGACTACCTATTTTTTCTTTTCAAGTTCCGCAGGCGTTTCCACCTCCTTCGTTGATTTCAATTTGTACTTGTCTTTAATGCGCTGCTGCCAAGTATCGTATTCTTCTTCGCTTACTTCTTGGCGAACTAATGAGTCCTTGTGTTCAAGAACCAGGATTTTCGTCTTAGCCATTTTTGATAACCTTTTGAATGTAATCAGGTTGTTTTTTGGTGCCGGTGGCAACCATGTGCGGGATGCTACCCTTCGCTACCGGAATCATCTGAACCGGCGCTGGACCTTTCGTCTGTTTTTGGATTTCCATTTTCCTCTGAATTTACGGTTTGAGATTCTTCTGGTTCTTTCTCAGCTTTCGGCCTACCTGGCTTCTTCGGTCCATCAGCTTTCGGCTTTGCGGCTGCGCGTTTGGCTTTGGCCTCTTTCAGCTCGGCAGGATCTTCGATGTCGTCAATGATCTGCCACCCGTCGTAGGTTTCGCCATTCGGGTCTTTGCCCATTTTTTCGAGGCCGATTAACGGGAACTTCCGAATCTTGCCGTCTTTTTTCGCTGTTACAACCTTGTTCATATTTCCAAAGAAAATAAATTATTAATAACAAACAAAACTTGAAAAATTCATGCCTTACGAACCAGTTTCCCGTCAACAATCTCTAACGTAGGGTCTTTGCGGACTGCGAACTCATCCGCGAGCCATGAAAGGTGATGCCGGCACTTGTAGCCGCCCAGCATAGTAAATGGGTCGTAGCCTGTTTTTGGCTTCCCGCTGAACGTTCCGGTTGATTTATCCGTATATCCGCCCCATTTGTCCTCACTGGTGCCGAACTTTGCAATCTCGCTGCGCAGGAATATTTTTCGGTTGCGCTCAACGCAGAATGGCCTGGATGTGTCGATCAAGCCGCCGGTGTACATTCCGGCATCCATGTAGCTGACAATAGCCATGTCGTTTTGAATGATCCGGTCGGCTTCGTTGTATGTAGGCGTTACGCTTTGCTCTGTGAACCTTTCAACCACTCCCTGTCTAGCTGCCGCAGCTTCCGTTTTCGGAGTGCCTTTGATCAGCGCTTTAATGTCCTCCTTAACCTTCTGATCAAATTTAAGCTGCTTTGTGCGTGAAATGGCAATCTGAACCTCGCGCTTTATTGTCTGATCCTGCAAAATGGTTGAAACGTAGCCCTCTTTCGCGATTGCCCCGGTCTCGCTTATCCCCAACTGCTCAAAAAGCTGTTCAGTGGGCACTTTTGCATCGAAATAAACTTCGTTCAATTTAACAACCTCGCGCATGTCGGAAGCGAACGACTCAATAAGCGGCTCGTAATCCGTTTCAAAGAACTTACCCCAAACACGTTTGAAGGTGGGTAATGTCGATTTCCTCAACGAATCCCACGATTCAAGGACATATTCGTATAGACTCGCCTGCGCCTCTTTTACGCGCCCTGTGAACGCATCTTGAAGGCGAAGAATAGCGTTAACCCGCTTGTCTATGTCTTTTTCGGTCATTGTTCAGGATTAACCGCCTGCTCAAAACTAAATCCCGACTTCAAGAATCCGTCAACAAGGGAGTCGTCCCAAACGATGGCCGTCTTGCCGGTTGATATGGGCTGAGAAACATGGTATCCAGCACGCATAAACTCGCGAACGAATTGCTCGCGCTTTTCTTCGGATGGCGAGCTTACTATTAAAAATCCTCTGCTCTTTTCTTTTTCAATCGCAGCGAAAACGCCTTCAAGCGCTTCGGCAATCGGCTTCTCTTCGTCAAATGTGTACATATTTAGTTGTTTTTTTGTCATAATACCGCCAAACTTTTTCAAGCTGTTTTGGCTCTTTCGTGTGCATCTCCCAATTGTCTCGCCCCACCTCTTCCTCTATTACATCAATGTAAAATGTCTTCGGCGTGAAAGGGAATGATTTTACGTAGTGAGCGCAATGAAACTTATTTTCCAAGTTCTGTGTCAGAAAATCTTCTTTCCGTAGCCAGAATGGACCGTGAAATGTATGTCCATTTTGAGTCTTTTTGACAATGGCGTCCAGGTACCACGCGCGGCCATTTTTACCTTGCTTAAATAAAGCCGAGCAGCGGATATTTTGGTAAAGCCCACCATCTTCCTCGCTGACCAATATCCATTCCTCGTCTATACCAGTGATAGGGCTGATCGGCTCTTGTAGCAATAATTTTTTAATAGAATTAGCCAACACCGTGGCAGTAATCGGTGCACTTCCTCCGCTCTGTCCACTGCGTCCAAATTTTTCACAAAGCGCTAGTATCTCTTCCCTGAATGGCTCGATAATTGGCCGGTTATCGGGTTCCGTGCTATATAGTGAAAGTATTTCCAATTCTGCCTTTGCGTGGTGGTAAGTGTTTGACTTGTCGCTGCTCATTGTGTTGTTATGGTTCGCCTTGACACCAAAAGGTTATTGTGTTAAATTATTCTACTGCTGTTGCGGTGATGCGCTACTACCTAAAAGCGTAGTAGGCTCTGCCGGTTCCAGATCCGCTTTCAATTTATCTGCCGCTGCTTTTACGATCACTGCGCGTTCTGGATATTTCTTATCGAAGAAGGTTTCATCCTGAATGATTTCCTCCATAATAACCTCAAAGTTTGCCCAAAGCACCTCAATCCACTTCGGCACAATACCCGCGCCGATTGCAAACTGAACGTCTGACTCTTTGCGGTTCCTGAATGGCCTGTGCGAGTTGATGATCTCGTACTCGTTCAGGCCGTCAGGGTCATCTATATAGCGTTTGGAAGCAATTTCGTTTTCTACCGCATTGAGTAGCGGAGTCGGAGCGCCTTGCGAAACCATGACTGCGAGCTTGTCCTGCAACTCTTCAACCGACTGGATGCGCTTTGATTCGGGATATTTGAAGATAATAACCAGCTTCTCGGCAAGATCGTTGAACTCGGCAACCTGGCGAACGATGAACTTGTAAAACTTCACCTTTTGCTCGCAAAACGGCGTAAGGATATTGTTCAAGTCGTCATCTTTGAGAATGAATTCGGTGGCCGTCTTCTGTATCTCGGTTGCGCCATCTGTTTTAACAACGCTTTCACTGGCAAATATGGCGCGGAGAATCTTGTATTGCGACTTTTCTACGTCCTCGCGCAAATGCTGAATAATTTCAATGTCCGGCTTTGCGTAATGCACCATTTCTGACAATGGGATGTAAAAGTCATCCTTGTCTTTGGGTACTGAGAATGTGAGCACGTCGGCAGAACTGGTGTGAATTGGAACTTTGCCAGAACCTCCGCATTTACCGCACGTTGAGCCGTCTGGTGTTCTGCCGCGATCACAGGTTTTGTATTGACTTTCGCCTGGGCAGTCGTCTACGAATTGCAGTTTTTGCGGAAACACATGGAACCGCTTTGTCTGGTCGTATTCTGACTTGTCGTTGATCAGGTCCATTACCACCGTTTCGGCGGCATCAAGCGGAGAAATGCAGGTTTTATAGTTGGCTATTGGATCTTTGATATAACCAAGCCTGAACGCCTGAACCTGGCCTGCTTTCGGGCTCAACGCGTAGACGTAATACGAGCCAGTCCCGATTTCCTCAACCGTAGCATTGTCGCTTGGTGATTTGCGCTCTTCGTGATACTCAGCGAAAACCAAAATGTCGTCGCCCAAGTATCCGATGTAATCCGTGAGGTTCTGCTGAACGCCGTCAGCATCGTAGAATGAAAAGCATTGCGAAATGACCAGGTAGTTAAGCACGTCATTCGGCAAGTATTCGAAGTCTACCACGTTTTCGCATGGAATGAACACGCCGTAAGTTTCCGCGCGCTGGTTTTGAAGTATGTCGAACTCTCCGAAGTCAATCACCAGAAATGCATTAGGATCGATCAACGAGCGCCGGTCGTATTCAGTTGCCATGTACGCCTGAACATCACCCTCAAAGCAGAACTTAGATAGCGCCTCTTTGAGTTTGTCTATATTCCCCGTTTTGTTTTCGTAATACAGGTCTTTCTCAATGTTCGGGTAGCGATTCGTCTTGTAGAACTTCGCCGCCGCCTCGTTAACCGCCGGCGTAACGCATTCCTGTGTGATTTCCTTGCGAATGGCGAACTGATCCGCGTCTTCACGCCCGGTAAACGTATGCAGGTAGTCAGACAAGCATTCGCCTGTCATCATCGCCTTGTACAGCTTTTTTCGGTCAACCGTCCGTTCGTAGTAAGGGTGAAAACTCCGTCCCTCGATACGCGGACGCATGATTTGTAGGCCCTGCTCTATGGTTATCATTTTTCGTTTTGCGTAGTCTTAGCTTTTGACTTAAACCTTATTGACAGAAGTTCGTTATTGTATTGTGCCAACTTCTGCATGGCGACCAAATAATATTTATGCTCGCTTGCTCGCATGCCAAGGCTCTTCCCTTCGCACAAAAGTCTGAATTTATCCCTAGACTCAGAAAACTGAATGGTGTAAAAGAAATTATCTTTCACATTTACATCTGTCCAGTGTATAGAAGCCCTTTCGGTCCATACTGCGCGCCAATCATCGGGATAGATGCCTAATAGCCTGAGAACTTTGCGTAACCACATATCAATACTGTTTCCTGTGATATTTGTCCAAATATACTTTGGGAAAAGCAGAAAGAAAAGCATACTTGAAAGCGTCGGTACAGTGGCCGTTCTTTTCATACATCTGCCCAGTGACTGGATGGCGTATTTTCTCCTTCAAAAGGCCTCCTGTCGCGTCTTCCCGGCTTTCCTGAATATCGCGTATGAGTTTAGGGCACCGCTTTTCATTGATTTGTACAATGATAGGAATACGCTGGTCCAGAATGTCGTTTAAGAACGTCCGCGCGTACTCATTAAAGAACTGGTGCTTGAATATTTTATCAGACTCGTTATGAACGTAACCTTGTAGCTCTTTGCGGACCTCATTGAATGCCTTAACATCTCCGAAGCCAGGCACGCGGGATTCTCCGGCGGCATCACCGCAATAGTAAACGGGCGCGTGGTTATGTAATCCGGTCCGGTATTTCTTCACCCATTCTTTCGTAACCTCGCGCGCCGAGTTTTGCGGGTGAGACAAACAAAACTCATCGTAAAACCGGACATAAAACGCTCCGTCGATTTCCTCTATCTGAAACGCGAGCAACGTCATATAAGGCAGCACGTTAAAATCGTAAGTCAAATACGTCGGCAGGTTCGGATTGTGTTCAACCTTGTCGCTTACGTGGTGCGAGTAGTTGAACTTGTAAAGCCATTCGTTACCAATTGCCTCTTGGTAATCCCAGTCGCCATTGACGAACCGATTGTAATTGATCGGAGTCATGTTCGCTTTAAGCGATTTGAGATACGATTTATCAATGAATGGGTTATCGGTAATCTTTGCCGGAATGTATCGCCATTCGGGCTTTAATGTGCCTTCAACCCACGGATCATACCAAAGCTCTTTTACCCAGTTCTTTGTAGGGTTGCACGAGGCAAGGATCAACGGGCGCGGCTTTCGTCCCCACTTATTTGGCTTTGCGTTCTGCCATGCACCGGCACGCTCAAAAGCCTTGTCAAATGTTTTTTGTTGGAACTCGGATATTTCGTCAAAGGAAAACCCGTTAAACTCCATACCATGAAACCGGGACAAATCCTTGTCCTGGTTGTACTGCTCTGCGAGAAGTTGAACAATGGACCCGTTTTTAAAGGTATAAGTCAGGTCCGACTTGTTGATTGATGAAATGTGCCGATGTATTTCAGGCTGAGAATAGAAGTGATTGACCGACGGCAGCAAGTTCGTCGTAATCATTGGCCGCGTCGCCCTCATTATAGCCCACCGGCTATTCGGGAAAGACATTGCAAGCTGGAAGTTGGTAATGGCGAGCCACGCTGTCTTAGCCCCTCGAATCGCGCCGCCGTAAAGCAGTGCGTTTACGTTCGGGTTGGCGAGCTCTTGCGTAGCTTCCCATTGGCGTCTACTCAGCTGCACCGATTTCGATTTCTATAACCGCATCCTCAACAACCGGGTCAACAACCTGGAAAGGAGAAAAGTCTTGCGGCAACTCCTGTACATCCTTTGGATTGAGAACGCCATTAAGACGCAAGATTGGCCCGTACTTCCCATCAAGCAGGAACTCGGCGCATTTGAGGTCGCCTTTTCGGGCTTTGGCAAGTATCGCCAAAATAACAATGTCTTCTTGTGATAGGCGCTGTATTTCGCGCGTGATAGGATTCTTAAAATCCTCTTTTGCAGACAGCCACTTCTTAAATAAAGTAGCCCTATTTGGCACACCCTTGCCGCGTCCTTTGGGATTCCTCACTTCACCCGGCTGTATATGGGTGATGTTCTGTGGATTAGCCATTACTCTCACATTTTTGGCATATTACGGAATATACCGGTCCAAGATAGTTTTTACGGACGGTATCGCGTCCAAGGTATTCGCAATCTAATTAAACCCGCACAACTTCCAAACAGCCTGTTCTGGGCTGCTGTTAATTAACGCGAGGTAGTTCTTTACGCGCTCGTAATCTTCGAGCGTGTATTCGAGTTTTATTGTTGTACTAACTATGTCGTTTTGTTCGGGAGCCTCGGCGGCTTCTTCGGGGAAAGATAGGTCAAGCCCCCAATCCGACAACTCGCTCAAATTAAAGCTGTTGTACAATTCTTCGTAGTTCCACTCGCCGTTCGAAACATTTTCTCTCACGAGAATTTCGCGCTCCTGCGCCTCTGTTAGCCCTTGCAAAAGGAACGTCGGCACTTTATCCATTCCTAGAAACTTCGCTGCCTCGTATCGTTGATTGCCGGACAATATAACGAGTTCGCCGGTTCTATCAGAAAGTATCAGTGGCCTGGCTGTAAAGTGCTTTGGGTTATCCCGCAACGACTGAATCAGCTTTGCCATATCCCGCTCGGTAATTGTCCGGGGATTTGACTCGTACTTCTTTAACTCTGACAGTGGGCGAAGTTGGTACATGATATAAAAATTTAAACCAGCCAATTCGAGCCTCGTTATCGGGTCACAGGCGGAACAAATCCTATCCGACCTATCTTCCATCAACTGGTTTACCGCTAAATAACAAAACAAAAATTAAGAAACAAAATTGTGCGCCGGAACGGAGTCGAACCGCTGACCTGATGATTATGAGTCATCTGCTCTAACCTTCTGAGCTACGGGCGCAATTGGCAAGAAACGGGAATCGAACCCTGACCGCCTGCGTCACAAGCAGGTGTTCTACCGTTAAACTATTTCTTGCATTTTGTCTGGTAGGCAGGATTCGAACCTGCGTGCCTCGGATTCCAAGTCCGATGAGATAAACCTGACTCCTCTACTACCAGGTGTGCGGGTCTTTCCCCGCCTGTACACGACACCAATTTTTCCGGCTACGGTAGGTATGCGATCACCTCGTTTCGTTTTGCGATCAGGGGTCGAACCTGAAACCTTCTGAATCAAAGTCAGACGCTCTACCGATTGAGCTATCGCAAAGTTTGTTTCCCAAGAAAGATTTGAACTCTCATCGCCCGGTTCGAAGCCGGGAATCCTATCCATTGAACGATTGGGAAATAAAAAAGCCCCGACTATTGCCGGGGCCAAATGCTATATTTATATACAAAGCACAATCACCGGCTATTAAGTCGTTGGCGTTGCGGCTGATGTATGTTGTTCATGTTTTTCATAGTGCAAATATAACAAAACCAGCCGTTAATAAACAACTGGTTTGTGCATGAAACTCACCTTTAACGAAAAGAATGCTAATTTTTACGGGCTACGCCATAACTAAAAAAGGCCGTTGACTGCGTGCCGGTGGGAACAACCCGTATTCGGTAGTAGACGTATTTACTCGGCGCGGAGGCGAACACCTTTGTTTGTGAAGCTACGTTTACCAGCGTTAACGAATCAACTTTTTCCCATCCGTTTGTTGTGCCGGTCAATGAACCTTCAAAGTATGCCTTCCCGGCGGTAGTGCCTGAAATCTTGTCAAGCTGGACCTGAACGGAGAAAATGGCGTAATAGCCTGGCAGTTTTGCCGATTGGCTTTTTGCTGTTGTGTTAACAGCTGTGTCTTTTTGTGCCTGCGCTGCTGTTTTGCCCGGAACGTCCGAAAGCAGCTTAAAGCCTTTTGATGCTGATTGCGCCTGTAAGCCAGCTACGGCGATAAGAACCAGGCAAAGCGAAAGGATGAAGTTCTTCATGTCTGAATATCTTTTGTCTGTTTTTTGTGTGAATAACGCGAATTGGAAAAATATTTTCAAATTTTCTTTCTAATGTATTGACAATAGAGAATATTCTTGTACCTTTGATATGTACTTAAAACAAGAGCAAAAATGAGAGTATATAAGAAAGACGGATCGGTATATACTGCCGTATTAATTCGATTTAATGAATCTGGAATATCATTTACATCCTTGCTCGGGGTTCAGTTAGAAGTGAATTACATTGATGTTGATAAAATAGAAAGACTGACGGATTTTCAAGTCTACATTAATAGTTAATCAACCAGAGGGGTTTCGGCCCCACAACCTACATTTTATGTCAGAAAACAAACCAAAGCGCCCAAAGACCGGCGGCAGGCAGAAGAACAACGCCGAAGGGAAGAAAATCGATTTCAGGCCAACAGAGGAGGCGCTGCAAGTTTACAGATCCTGGACCGGCAACAAGTCCGCAAAACTTAACAAAGCAATCATCAATTTTAAAGAGGAGAAATGATGGAAACAATAGCACAAGAGGCGAAACGGCTGTTAGAGCCGATACCAGAGGATCAGTGGATGATTAATGACTTTACTGACTATCGCTGCAAGTGTTGTGTGATAGGACACTATGAGCGATTAAAGTCCGGCAGCCCCAACAACTTTTCTTTTGAAAATTGCAGCGACGCTATTAGTAGCGCTTTGAGGGAGCAGTCGAGAGTCTATTTCACAGAGCGTGGGTACGAATGGACTGACATTGCCGATGTGAACAACGAAACAAGCCATAACTACCACCAACCCACCCCGAAACAGCGTGTAATGGCTCTTCTCGATAACATGATCGCAGCGGGATATTAAACAATGACAACTATGCCCCTCATAATCTCCTTTTTCTCCCTATGCGCCGCTGGAATCGTCTACCTTTTCTGGCTCAACATAGACGCACATAATCAGCTTGACAAAAACATCAAAGCTCTTCACGAGCAAAACGAGCGACTTTTGAAACTTTTAAACAGAAAATAACGAAAAGATGGAAAGGAAATTTATTTATCCAGTCGCCATGCCATGCAATGATGAACAGTTTCAGTTCGAGCTCAAAGGGCGACTGCGCGAACTGGGCTATAAGGTTGACGCCCAGTTTTTTTCGCGGGATCTCATTTCTAATGTTTGGAACGGAACATTCAAGATTGCCTTAATAAACCAGTGTGATGCAGGAATTGATGCGCGTCACCTTATTCCTTACAACCCCAAACTCTTCCTTGCGCTGGCGGCCATGTCAGAGGGTGATGAGTTTTGGCCTGGGGAATGTGTGGTTTGTTTGTGGAAAGGGTCATCTCGTTTCCACGAGGAAAAGCTTTATAAAGTAACGGGAGTTGATGAATGGGGAAGACTTTGGAGCACTGACGAATATGGCGCCCCCAACTGGATGTACCTGTATCCGACAGAAGGCGCCAAGGAACCAAACTTCCGCAAAGCAACGGCCGAAGAAATAATCGCCCACTTTTCAAAAGAGGAGCGAGTACAAGTTGATTCGGTAATTGGCAAAGTGTCGGTTGAAAAATCCTTCTTCGACCAAATATCAGGCGAGACAGACACGCCAGACGTGCCGCTATCCGAAAAGGTTGACAAGATGGTGAATGAGCTTACAGAAATATCAGACCACGCTGATGATGTTTTGAAGAAAGCGGAGGCGTTCGCGGACAAAATAAAGATATCGAAGGCGCTGACTGATGATTGTGTGCCGCAGCCATTTGAGCCTATTTGGGTCTGGAACAATGGTTCTGACAAAATTCGCCACAAAATGCTATTCGCGTTCTTTTCTGAGGAAACAGTTTTTGCATTCGAAGAGACATACGCCACATGGTCAAACTTTCAAGTCCACGAATGGCAGAATTGGGCCAAGATTGATGCACCTGTTGAGGTTCCAAAAGAGGATATTGTAAAATATTTTGCGAAAGCATACAATGTGCCAACAGGGTTAATTAAAATCGCCGAATGACCCGCACCGCCCGCACCCTCACTATCGCCTGCGTCGTATGCCTGCTTTTGTCTATGCTGGCAGGCAACAACTTTATCGGCGCTGGGCTTGCCTTCGTTGGCGTGATACTGTTTCTCACGCTTATTGTTTACGCTGTTATTGACTTTATTGGGAATATTTTTAGATAGGAATTATGAATAATCAAACACCAATCGAAACGAAATTCAAAGGAGTTCCTGGTCCATGGAAAGTAGGCAGGCATACATCGGAAATAATTGCAGAGAACTTCCCTAATGACATTCCGATATCTGATTCAGGGCACGCGGAAGTTGAGTATTATGGTGGTTATTTGATCGCAGAAAGCGTAGAGCGACGGAATACATCACTAATTGCCGCTGCGCCGGAACTATTAAAATCCGCCATTGAAGTTATTGAGAGCATTCAGGGTAATAGCGACCTCAATCAATCTGATTCGTTCAGGAAATTAAAAGAGGCCGTTACCAAAGCTTTAAAAGAGCCATGATCCTCGAATCCCGCCAATACATTTGGAAAGGCCGTCGCTCATATGTTGGCTTCGCGCCTTACACCTCCACTGAGTTGATTACGATTTGGAGGCTATTTGGAGTGCCAATTTATACACGTAGGATAATTTTAACGCATTCAGCATGAAACCAAAACTCCTAATCCTCATTGCACTGCTGGCGGGCTGCGAACAGCCTGGCCTGGTTCCAATAGACCTCTCTGGCACCGAATGGCACTGGTTCGAATTTAACCGGGGCATGAATGGCGAACCGAGCGACCACTGGATTAAGTTTTCAACCCGTGGCGCAGAGTATAGAATGGAACGCGGCGGCACATCCATGATGCTCAAAGGCCAGTACGAGCGCATAAGCGACAAGATCATTCTAACCTTCCCCGACCGCCAAGACACGCTCACAATCCAAAAAGACAAACTTGTCGTAAAAAAAGTTGGCGATTTGTTTGAATTTTACGTGAGGGTTAGGTAGTTTTGAATGTCCGAAAGAGGGCCGTCTTAGTTGGTGACTGTGACGTAATAAGCACTACAAAGATATTTTTACCCTGATAGGGTCGGGAGCGCGTAGTGCCGCTCAGGTAAACCAACCACCGAACCTATCAGGGTTTTTTCATGCCCAAAAATCAAAATAGGCTGCGGGTCGAAATGGTTTTTAAAATGAAATAGGAAGTGCGGTGGAAGCCGCTTAAAGGTTGTACGGGTAAGTTTATCACGGCTGGCCGCTCTCCGAAAATGATCAACAGCGAAACCTCAGGATCAGCGCAAGGGTAAGGGGATTGCGTAGTAAGGTTGGCGGCACCACAATAGCCGTTGTAAGACGCCCCAAATTCACACAGAGTGGTGTTGTGTGATGTGCTTTCCAAAGGGTTCAGACCTCGTAAAGGCTTTAAGCACCGCCCCCAGCTCGCACGGGTTTTCTCGCGCGTGTTGGACGGATTGTGTCTTAGCCGAGTGGTTAGAGCCTGACAGGCAATAAACTTCTTAATAAAATGGGTAATGTTATAAAGTTAATTCCTAAGATATACTTAGAGGAAGGTACATTTACTGGGTATTTTTATTCAGAAATACTTGAAATGCCTGAATGGAAAAAGAGAAGATTAGAAATAATAGACTCTCGCGGCGGGAAATGTGAAAGATGCGCGTCAACTGATTTTTTACAAGTACATCATAAGTCATATAGAAAGATAGGCAAAAGAAGAGTTTTGCCATGGCTTTATAGGGACGATGAAATGGAATTGCTTTGTGGAAGATGTCATAGACTTCACCACAAAGAAGAAAAGGAACAGGAAGAAATAAAAAAGTTCCTTTCTATGTCATTTTCAGGATCTATCAGCAAAGCCGAATCGCTGATAAAATGCCTATCATTTCTTTTAAAATGCACATCTGACGAGTCAATAGTCGGATTGTGCCTAAAATCTAAGAATTCTTTTGACGACGGAACCGGATATGTTTTCTACGAAATCGACGCATCGTTCGATGCAGTATCATATGCTGTAAAAAATTGTCAGTCTCCACTTATAAGTCACAATGGTAGGTCAATCATAGTAAGGCATAGGTCAACAAAATCATTTCGAAAATCAAATCCCGGAATTGAAATACCATCAAAAGTTAACCAATACTTAACATGAAATACCTATTCACTGCTATTTGGCTGTTCGCATTAAAGCCGGTAATCTGCTTACTTCTTTGTGCTGCTCATTTTTCGTTATGCGCCTTGATTTTCATCATATCGTTGCTTTGGGATTTTGATTTACGGAAGGCTCTGGATGATGCTGACATTGTATGGGGTAGCCAGGATGAGGAAGTGAAAATAGGCGAGCAGTATTGGTATTACGCAACGCCATACCACCACATGTACGACAAAAAGAAGTGGAGGACCGGAAAGAAGGCAGCCTAATCCGTTTTTTAACAACCCAAAATATCTGTAACATGAAACTCGCAACACTTGAACACGTAGAAAAAGAGGCGCATCGTTTTTTGGAGCGAATCCAAGCGGTGAAAGAAATTGAACAAGAGAATGTAAGGCGCGTTCTTGAAGCCAAGAAGGCAGGTGGATACGCCTACGAGCAAACTGGCACCCGCAAACACGGAGCTATGCGCCGGGCTGCTCACGACCTGAAAGAGGCGCTTACATTGATCACTCAAAACAGAGATTTGGATTAATTAACCCCTCACCCGAAAGACGATGAAAACAAACCCGAATGATCCTATTTCAATGGGATCTGCTCAAATATTAACAGAAGACGGAATTAAATCGAAGTATTTGCCGGGTCTCACGAAGCGCGAATATTTCGCGGCGATGGCAATGCAGGCCCTAACCCCGTCGTCAGGAGTGTACCATTCAGGAGATATAGCGAAGAGGGCAGTTAAAATGGCCGACGCCCTTATCGCCTCCCTAAACGCAAATAAAACCGAAGAGTGATATGAGAACAATAAGATTCAGGGGGAAGTCAAGCACTTCCGGCGAGTGGAAATTCGGATGCCTATGGCTACACAACGAACAGGCGTTAATTATCCCGTCACCACTTTATGACGAAGACGAAGAAGATCAGAATGTAATCCTCGAAACCGTCGGACAATTCACCGGATTAACAGATCGAGAAGGAAATGAGGTATACGAAGATGATCTCGTGGAAGAGTATGTCATGGGAGACATATTCCAAGTTGTCTTTACTGATTACGGAAACTTCGGGTTGAAACCTGTCAGCAAAAAAGCTGCTGAGCTTCTTAAAGGTCACGAGTATGAAACGATTGATCCAAGCTATGCATGCACTTCGCTGACTGTTGTAGGAAACGTGTTCGACAACCCCGATTTACTGAAATGAAAACAGCCTTGCAAACATGGAGAGATGCCCATAATGAGTGGGAGACAGCCCTTAACGAAGAGTTTGAAGATGTAATTGTCAGTCACATGCAAGCCTACGCCCGTCAGTGCTGCGAAGACCTTCTGCAGCGGTGCGCGGAGAATGCGAAATGCAGAACGCCCCATTTGACAACGGTTGACAAACAATCTATCCTTGACACTCCAATTGAATTGCCATGATGACAAACCATGCATCAGAAACCGCACTTAGAATGTGCGAACACTGCAAGCTGATTTGGGCTGTTGAGCCGAAAGTGTGTAAATGCGGCCGGAAGTTCTTTGTGCCTACTCACATTAAAAACCTGCCATACGCGGTAGATTTTAAAAAATATATGTCTGGTATCGAGCCATGATCCCCAACGTAAAGAAAATCCTGATCCTGGTAGAAACCGACGACGGGAAGGCGCACCAAGTACTCGCCACGCATGAGCAAAAGCAAATCGCCCTGATGATGCTATCGGGACAGGGGTTAATCAGGTTCTCCCCGGAGATCGAGCCGGTGGAAATCACTTTTAAAGCGAAGAAAATATGAAAGCAAAAGACCTTAAAAAATTCCTTGACAAATTGTCAAAACAAGACCTTAACAAGGAGGTATTTCTGATTTCCAAAGAATTCAGCCTGTCCATTCCTGTCAAAAAAATCAAAAAAGCCCCTTTCAATCTCCTGTGGGATGGGGAAGATGATCCAAGCGAATTGAAATCCAGAAATGCATTCTTGGAAGATGGGTATGACATGGAAGATGTGGATTCATTCACGGTGGAAATTGAAAAAGGAGACATCATTATCGAAGCATAAACGATGAAACTTGAAATAAAACACTTGGCTGCGTACTTGCCTTACCGTTTGAGATGCCAATATATTGGTATTGTTAATGGTGTCGAGATTGGCTTATGGGAGCGCGAAAGTAATTCTGATCCGTTTGGGGACTTCATTGGAGTCCGACCAACAGAAGTTTATGGCGAAAAGACGGGGACTCTTCGAAAAATAACCGTATGGAAGGATCACGCAGTTGTTCATGTTGGAAATCGAAAGAGCAAGGTGTTCTACGAGAAAAGCCTTCACTTCAAACCAATCCTTCGCCCACTATCGCAGCTCAAAACGGAAGAAGGTATTGCCGCCCTTTATTCCCGCTGCGAGACGACCGCCGAACAGGAGTTTGTGGAGTGCCTGGACGACCGGAATCTGAGTGATGCAGCCGACATCCTAAAATACTGTCCTGTATCCCTGTTCGCCTACTTGTGCGAAAATCACTTCGATGTGTTCAATCTTATCGATCAAAATTTAGCAATAGAGAAACCATGAAAATATCTAACAAAAAGCGCAAAGTTATTCTGAACACGATTGACATGCATTTTATGAAAATATGCCAAGAAGAAGGCATCGACTTTTCGGGCGGTCAAGATACAATGAGTCACATACAAGAGGCGCAATTTAATGCCTTGACAAATTTTGTGGCTAAACTCGGAGCGAGAATCGTAAATAATTTGGAGGCCGAAAAACCAAACTATTAGTAGCAACTGGCTTCATCCGCATCAATCAATAATCAAACAAACACTGGAAAGATGGAATTCACGAAAGAAGAGCAAGAAAGTATAGATAGAGCTTACGCGGAGCTTGCCGCATGGGAGAACGATGTTTTTGATCACAATCAAAATCTTATTGAATCATTGGGCGACTCTGCGAAGGAAGATTTCGATGCTATGATGGACTGTTGTAGCATAACCGACAAAATTGAGATTGTTGAATCGCCAGATGGGGATAATCAGCAGGAGGATTTTGGAATTTTCTCCGCTGTATACGTACGCCAGTGGTCTACGTCCATTGAAGGAGATTCTTATTCTGGCTTTACTTATGCGAGAATACCAGATGGAAGATGGTTCAAAATCCCTTACTCTTGCTAACCATGAAACTCGACTTTAAAACAGCTAAGGAGCAGGTGGCGAAGGAAAACGGACACCACGACTGGAAACAACTTGCCAATAACTTTGAATTCTGGGAGCAGGTTGCTACGAAAATGGCTCAATCCTGGGCCAACGAGGCGGTGAAGGAGGATAGGAAAGGGATAGTAGTTGACCTGATTCGCTCGTATGACATTACCGATGACGGAATAGATCATGTTAAACAACTCCCCCTCCCATACCCCGAACAGCTATGAGCATAAGACTGGAAGTTGGCCGCACATATCAAGTTAGAGACGTTGATTATGTAAGGCAACTCGGATACCAGACCGAGGAAATCATTGTAAAAGATACGGATAAAGGCAGGTTCCCATTGATCAGCAACTATGGGAACTGTTTCAGGAGAAACGGCAGCTATGGAGGCGAGGATAGGCGATTCGACCTCGTCCGCGAGGTGAAACAATCAAAGCTATGAGCATATCAACACACAAAGGACGCTGGATAGGAACAAATGCGTGGATTCATGGCAAGCCATTAAAAGAAGATGACGGACGTGAATTTATCGTAACCACGGAATACAATTCTCGAATAAATGAATTTGTCGAGAAGAAATACCAAGTAGAGCCTGGCACAATCGTCCGCGAAGTAACAGTATAAACCGCCCGATGGGCTTAACGAAAAAGGAAATGGCTAAAATCAGCAAAAAGCTGCTTCGGGAAATTTACGATATGCATACAGCGATCGGCATGGCGAAAAATCACTTTTTGAATGATAGAAGCACGGAAAGAGCAAGTTTGGTCATATCGTCACTCGACGAAGCCTGGAAAATAGGGCAAAAGATTATTGATAGCCAAGATCCACTATAACCCCACCCCACAACCGGGGCTAAAAAGAAGAGAGATGAAGCCACTTCATAACAAAGGACGAATACCCATAACCGGCCCGGAGGCGTTAAACATGATTTGCGATGATATTTTTCACGATTTCTTGGCAACTCTTCAAAGGGATGAAAGATATACAAGGCCGATCGATCACTTGCGGGATGATATTCCACATGATAATTGGGGATACATCTATACGGTAATCGGCGAAATCCGAGCGCGTCGAATGCACGACAGATTATTGGCAGTATGCGAGGCCCACTACCCTGAATACAACTTCGAGATCACTTCTTTTTTATTTGAAGAGTTATGAAAATGCAATACAAGCCACTAAGCGAGCTGGCGAAGGACGAAGAGGCGTGCAGGAGAATCGCCGAGCACCTGCGCATATTTAAACACAGAGTTTCCGACTATAAGGATTACGTGTCCATATCGGGCCGCGATTCAGACGGAGCATTTTCAGGCGAATGTTGGGTTACAGTGCATTTTAACGGAAATGTCAATCTGATAAAGCTACTGAAACAGCCAAATGTATTTGCCCTCGTTGACCTCATCCGCGAATTGGGTTACAGCCCAAGTTAACCAACCAAAACAAAACAGAAAGGAGATATGGATTCAATCGAAGTAACATTCCCGGCTGAAATAAGTCCAGTTGACGTACAATACAACATCATGGTCGGCATGAAGACCAATGCCAATGTTCTTTGCGATGTTGTCGCAATTGGACACAACAACGAAGGAGAAATCAGGTACCGGATAACCGCCGACAGACCGGAGCATTTTTACCTGATCGGCATGACAGCCAGCGCGATTATCAGTCATCACAACGACAAATTAAAAGCTGACCCCAGCGCATTCTTATGAACGAAAAGAAACTCGCCGCGATAAAGTCGGCGTATGGCTCTGCCTGGGAGAAGGTAAATGACTACTGTGATCCTGATGGCTTTATAGAAAGACAAGTGATCTCTTATGGCATCACCAATAACATGGAGCCCGAAAAATACGGGTTCAAATTGAGCGAAATAAGAAGGATATCTCACTCGCCCGATGGGTACTATAAATGGAGACCATACTCGTTAGAAGGTGTTGAAACGAACAACGGATGGATTCCTGTCGAAGATTTTGATTCCAAATACGCCACACACCAATGTCATGTATGGGGGTGCGACGGCTATATGGGAATATACTTCGGAGTTTCCATCACTCGGCCGCACGCGAATCCGAGCTTCAAGTACTGGAAGCCAGTCGAAGAACCCAATCCACCAATCTACTGACTATTCATCCGAATACAACTATGCAACCCACATTTAAACCCGGTGATACTATCACCCAACTATCAGTGAGAGGAGTCAAGGGCCGACCTATATTAACTGTTCAAACGGTATCAGAATCAGCACAGAGCTATTGGGCGACAGGTATTTATTCCGGCAAAACAGTGCGCCGAAGAATCAAATTTGAAAGACAAAATTGGTATAAAAAAACTAACACATGACCACAGAAACCCTCAACCAAACGCCCGTCGATTTAAAGCTGACAATCCGGGCTTATTCAAACTACCTTTTCGCTATCAGCTCGGCGACCATTGATGACGAAAAGGAATCAACCAGATTTGACCAGGCATCCAGCAAGTCCGCTTTTTACGACTGCGAGCGCTTCATTTCTAAAATGATAGAGCAGTTCGGCGCAGATAAGGCAAAAGAGCTACTGCTGAAAGAATCCGACGGCGACGGCGTACTGATGGTGCCCTTTTCGTTCGGACTTTACCGAATGTCGGACCCTACGGCGTTCACTTCGCTCAATGGATTTTTAACCTGGCAAGAAGCGTCTGTTCTTTCGCTCATCGCTTCTGACTTCTCGCAAATCAGGTGCAAGCATGTTTCCGGCAAAAAATCGCCGCTCACTATTATTCAATATTAATTATGGCAAAGAATCTCAATGATTTGGCAAACAATTTAGCCGACGCATCAATAGTGCATAAAGCGTTTGATATTCATCTTCCAGACCCAACAAGGGAATCGCTTGACGGGTTTATAAATGGGTTGCACGACCCCGAAACCATTTCAGTGCTTAATGCAATGATGCATGTTAGTGAAACACTTAAATCGCTCGGATACGAGCCAAAATGATATGAAAGCAGTAGAATTTGAATACCAGAGCGATATTATAGAAAAGGATAGTGAAGTTTATTTGCCACTTCCGCTGCTTCGATTTGACAACGATCCGCATGGGACAATTATTACTTGCTGGGAAATGAGCGAAGAAGAGCGTGATGAATTTTTAAAGACTGGGCGATTATACGTATCTCTGCTCACATTCAACAAACCCATCAGCCCCATGAGCCTTTCCGTGAGGATCGAAGATTTTATCGACTTAAAGTAATCTTACTTTCCGGCTTTGCATTCGCCGCCGGCAGAGGTAAATTTGAGAGAACTTAAACAGCATCCAGAATGACTATCACTAAGAATTTGTGGGCAAACTTATCAGAATCAGAAATCGCAGATGCGCAGCAAAACTACGCTAACACATTTTCGTCAGATCCTTCCTTTCTCGAATTTATCATTTTCGGCAAACAGCCGGTAAAGCAGATGCTTAAAGTGCCAGGATGCAAAGGCTTGAAAATTAAGATTGGATTGATTGAGAACGCGGAAACCGAAACGCAGCAGCTTTATCCTATACTTGTGCCAGTAGACTCGCTGGGGAATGAACTGCCTTTTGAGTATCAACCTGATGGTGGAGAGATTCAGGCGCGTGGTGGCGGTGATTCGAATCCCGTGAAATGTCCCGTAAGTTGTGGGCCTTAGTAATTATGTGGCACCTGATGACAACATATTGGATTGAGTCACTCGCGACCGCTGCTACAATTCCGGCTATATTGTCTTTCGTATACCGCAAAGCGTACAATATAGCCGCTTTGCGGTATTTTTTTGCCTATCTATTGACAAAGCTCGTAATAGAGCTCATTATGTTCTATATGGCAAGCAAGGTCATTAATAACCTATATTTGGGAAATATACTGACCATTGCGGGTTTTTTCCTAATCGCTCGCATGTTCTTGGAGATGTACGATTTAAAGGCGAATCGTAAGATATTGGACGTTTGTGAATATCTATTCCTTCTCGTTCTGGCTTACGATATTGTGCGCGATGGCATGTCCTACACGTTCAGGTACACTGGCATGTTTTCTTGTATATTCATCATGCTTTTCTGTCTGATGTATTTTTACGAACTAATTCAACACCCTAAAATCCCCGACCTACTCGCATACCCGTTCTTTTGGGTATGCAGCGGACTGCTCATTTATTTCGCGTGCTGCGTTGTTATATCGCCGCTGGCGTTCTACCTAGATCGGTGGCCGGCGAACCGCGAAATGCACATTTTCGTCATTCTGCCCTACATTTTGGAGTCGATGTACTTGTCGGTAGTTTCCATTGGAATACTAGCCTCAAAATAAATATAAATATTTTTGGCGCTTTGTTTATATATGTAAATAAAGTTCCATATCTTGTGCATGAACTTTATAATTTCATGTATGAAAACAGAGGTAACTATGCGCCGAGAGCTATTCGGCGAAGAAGTGCTGCAAAAAAGCAAGTCGGAAATGTTTTCTGCCAGCCACTTAGCTAGGGCCGGGAACAAGTGGAGGCAGGAACAGGGAATGACCGAATTTAACCTAAGTCAATTCTTGAAAAACAAATCCACTGCCGAATTTATAGCTGAACTTGAAGGTAAGTACGGAAAGTGTATCGAAATTTCCAGAGGTGCTAACGGAAACACATGGGTTCATCCGCTGCTGTTCATCGATATAGCGCTCGCTATAAGCCCAAAGCTGAAAGTGGAAGTTTACGAGTGGCTGTTCGACAATCTTATTAAGTACCGAAATGACTCTGGCGATTCTTATAGAAGAATGTCGTCGGCATTATGGACCAGGTATGACAACAAAAGAGACTTTCCACGCTTTATCCAAAAGGTGGCCGAATATATCCGTGAAAAGTGCGGCGTGACCGACTGGCAGGGAGCTAATGAAAAGCAACTTGAACTTCGAGACAAAATTCACAACTCAATCACAACACTTACAAATGTACTGCGCGATCCAAGCGAAAGCGTGCGCATAGGAGTGAGGGAGCATATACCTTTTTAACCATGCCAATAGAACACAAAACTTTCGGATGCGCCTTTAAGTGTGGCCGCCGATACACCACGAACGAAGAGGCGGTTATAAAGCATGAAAAGACATGCTGGAAAAATCCAATGTTAAAGACATGCCTTTCCTGCTCAAACCAGGTTTCGAGAAAGCACTTTGAAACGCACCATGAACTGCCGGGAAGTCCAGTTGAAGAATGGCATGAGCGAGGGTGTCTGCATCCGTATGGAGAGGGGTTGATTGAGGACAATTTAGATGCCTTAAAACACGAAACCGGATGGATAAAGCCAATTGTAGGATGCCCATTCCATAATGTAGATCCGCCGGAAGAGGTTGACGAGGATATATATTATAGCGAAACCCGGAGTCAAATAAAGTACACTCCGCGTAGTGTTGATGATTCTCCATTTTAAAGATTGGTTATAGATTGAGGGTTTACTCGAAAGCCCCGGCGTTTCGTCGGAGGCTTTTTTGTTAAAATTATCACTCCGATATTGGAGCTAATAAATAAGTGCTTATATTTGTCGAGAACTAAACTTTATATCACAAATGGATATTTTTCAAGAGTACGCAGAGAAAGAGAAAATGCCTGATCGCGCATTTGTTCACGCATTGGTTGATCGCATGTTTGACAATTCATCATTTGAGCCAAAGGGGATTGTAATATACGCGTCAGGCGAAGATAAATCGTCTTGTTACCAGTATGGGCATTTGGGTCCAGGCGATGTTTCTACAATTATTGAAGAAATGCTCAAATCATATTAAATCATACACTGCATGAAACTCGAATTATTATGGATGAAGCTGACCAATGTGAAAGGCATTGAGTCGCTAATGATCGAATTTAACAAGGGCGAAACGACGATATCAGGCACTAACGGCACCGGAAAATCAACGGTGGCCGACTCGTACCGCTGGGGATTCACAGGCAAGGATTCGCTAGACAGAAAGGATTACGACCTAAAAAACACCGTTCGCAGGGAGCTCAACGAACACCCGCACCAAGTCGAAATAGGCTTTAAGTTCGGCCAACGCGAATACAAGGTGTTGCGATCCTACGAAGAAATCCGCCAAATGGTGAAGGGTGTTGAAAAGAAGCTGAAAGGACACGAAACGAACCTTTGGGTAAACGATTCGCCTAAAAAGGTTGGCGAGTTTCAGGACTTTATTGGCGCGTTTTTTAGCGACAAGGTTTTTAAGATGCTGACCGACCCATTGTTTTTTAACACAGAGGTCAAGGGAGGCTGGAATTACACCAATATCCGCGAAATCCTTGTGCAAATGTCCGGTGAAATCTCTAACGACGAAATCTTTGAAGGGTCTGAAATCAGCGAAGAACGGCGCAAGATTCTCGAAAAAACGCTTTTAGACTGGGGCAACACCGACAGTCTTAAAAAGCAAACTAACGACCGGATTGCAGCGCTTAAAAAGGAGATTGCGCCGATTCAGCCTGCCATTGAGAGCCAGGAAAGAACGATGCCTGAAAAGCTGGATTGGGATTCTATTGATATGGATATTAGCGAAGAATCAATTCGTCTTGAACTCGCAAATACGGCCATTTTCGAAGCATCCAAAGGCGACGAAGGTGTTGAGCAAGCCAAGCAGGAAAAGCGCAACGAGATACGGGATTTGGAGTTTGGGCAAAAGAATTTCGAGCAGACAATCAAAGACCGGTTCCGCGAGGCCAACGCCGACAGACGCAGCAAAATTGCCGATAAAGAGCATGAAATTGCCGGCGTAACGCGCTCTATCAATTCGACGCTTTCGGATATTGCAAACCATTCAAAAGACGTTGACCGCTACACCTTCGAAAAGAATCAGCTTTGGGAGCAATACCAGGCAAAGCAAAAAGAAACAGCGCCAGCGCTGCCGGAAGATAAAACCGTTTGCCCAACCTGCCAACGGCCATTTGAGGGCGATTCTATTGCAGAAGCGGAGAAGGCGCATTTTGAGAATTGGAATAGCGTTCATGGACTCGATCTTTTGTCAATCAAGGAGCACGGTTCACGGATTAAAAGGCATCTAACTGAGGCAAGCGCTGCCGTAGATAACGAAACGAAGCATTTGGAGAAGCTGAAAGAAAAAAAGGCTTTCCTGATGGGCGAGCTTTCTGAATTGCAGTCAACCAAAGAATGGAAGGAGTCTGATTTGCTGGAAGAGCTTTCGAAGTCAAAGCAATACCAGGATATTGTGATTATGATTTCCGGCGTAAAATTTGATTTGGAGCAACTTTCGAATGAGTCAGAGCAGGATTCACAACGCGAGGCCGTTTTAAGCGAGCTTAAATCGAAAAAAGAAACCATCACGGCAAGACTTAACGAACTCCGCGCACAACTCGCCACGAAAGCTCACTACGACACAGCCACGAAGGAAATCGCCGACCTGAAATCTAAACTGTCGCGCTTGGGACAGCAACTCGCCGACGAGCAAGGCATGGAGCACGCCATTAAAACCTACAACCGCAGCCGGAACGCCATTGTGCAGGACCGAGTAAATGCCATGTTTCCCGATGAACTGCATTACCAACTATTCGAAACACAGATGAACGGCGAAATAAACGACATATGCGAAATGTCATACAAAGGCGTGCCGTGGGGAACACTCAACACAGGAGGCAAGATTTACGCGGGAATGGAGTGCATTAAGACGCTATCCAAGTTTTACGACATGTATTTGCCAGTATGGATTGATAACCGGGAATCTACGGTGGTTATCCCTGAAATGGATTGCCAGGTGATTAATCTTGTCGTTGATCCTTCAAAGAAAAAATTAACTGTTCAATAGTTTTAAATGCTCTGATATTAGAGTATATTTGTAGAAACAAAACAAACGAAAAGTTATGGCTAATGAGAATGTTGAAAAAGTAAAAAAGGAATTGGTAGACCAGGTGCTTGGCCGGATCAATCAACTTACGCAAGGCGGGTTTGTCATCCCGGAAGGGTACCTTGTTGAGAATGAGGTTCGGCAGGCGTATTTTATTTTGACGCAGCCGCGCCAGGGAGAAGGAGACTATGGCAAACCAATTATGGAGGTTTGTTCGGCTGAATCAGTCGCAAACGCTCTATTCAATATGGCCGCCGCTGGATTGAGTGCTATTCGCAACCAGTGCTATTTTATCCCATACGGCAATAACTGCACAATGATTAGGTCCTATTTTGGATCGGAGGCGGTTGCACGTCGCGTGGCCGGCGTTGTGGATGTTGACCCGTACACAATCCACGAAGGAGATAAATTCGCTCACATCCTGGAAGGCGGCAAGATTGTTTCGGTTGTCCACGAACAGGAGTTTACCAACTTGGACAAGCCGATTGTTGGCGCTTATGTGTTCATCACATTCCAGAATGGTAAAAAGGCAGTTGATTTAATGACAATGGCGCAGATTCGAAAAAGCTGGAATATGTCCCGCGCGAAGGGTGAGAAAAATAAGCTGCAAACGCAATTTGACGTGGAGGCCGCAAAGCGGACCATTATTCAGCGGGCATTGAAGCCGATCATTAACGCTTCGCAGGACGCGAACGTTTACCAGAAAGATTTCACCACGGACGATGAAACGGAAGTTGTGGACCGAACTCACGAAGTTGTAAACGACCGACCATCTATCGAAGCGAAAACAATCGCGCTACCGCCGGCTGCGAAACTCGAAACGGTTCCGGTTGAAAAGCAAAAAGAGCGCGTTAAGCAGACAGTCGAAAAACCAGCAGAGCCGGAACAATCACAGGAAGAAGAAAACGACTTCCCATGAAATTAGAAATTGGAGCCGCATTCGGCAGTTGGACTGTAATTGCCGAATGCGGAAAAATAGGGAAAGAAATCTGCGTCTTTTGTAGGTGCACTTGCGGAGTTGAAAAAGAAGTTTCGTGCAGGTATTTGGTGTCTGGCCGATCTAAAAGTTGTGGATGTAGAAAGCACAATGAACGTAAAGTATATTTTCGTAAGCACGGGCTATCACATACCCCTATGGCAAATATTTTGAACCATATGAAGCAGAGATGTAATAATCCAAATATAAAAAGCTATAAACATTATGGAGCCAGAGGAATATCGGTATGTAAAGATTGGTCAGAAAATCCCATGTCTTTTTATCAATGGTCTATGGATAACGGATATGAGCCAGGATTGACGATAGATAGGATTAATGTCAACGGTAATTATGAGCCATCTAACTGCCGTTGGGTTCCGAAGTCAGAGCAGAACAAAAACAAAACAACCACAACATATGCTGTCTATCAAGGCCAAATGAGAACAGTTTTGGATTTGTCGAGAGAATTTGGCATCACCTATATGTCTATGAAGCGACGAATAAAAAAGATGGGGGTCGATTTAGCAATGACAACACCAAAAAGGATATGGTAGCAAAATGCTTTGGATCTGGCAGCTCCGGTAACTGCTGGATCTTTACATCAAGCACCGGATGCCGACTCGTCGTAGACATGGGCTTTTCATGGAATGAAATTAAGAGATTCCTTAATTTTGACCTGAATAATGTTCATTTCATTATTACTCATATAGGCCACGGAGACCACGGAAAAGGCGCGAAGGGAGCCATTAAAGACGGGTGCAGCATAAAGTATAGATTCGATGAAATGGAGCCATTCAGCATGGGGGAATTTACAATAATGGCATTTCCTGTTGTGCATAACGTACCAACTCACGGATTCATTTTTTCTCACCAGGAATGCGGAACATGCGTCTTTATGACTGACACATCCTTTGTGCCTTATAAGTTTGAGGGCGTCAACCACTGGCTCATCGAGGCAAACTACTGCGAATCAATACTGGAAGATCGGGCGTTTAAAAGCGAAACGACGTTTTTGTACGAGCGTGTTTTGAAGGACCACCTCAGCATACAGCAGTGCGAGCGTGTTTTAATAAACCAGGACCTCAGCAAAACGGAGTCTATAACGCTTCTGCATTTATCAGATAGCAATTCGAACGAATCACAGTTCGTGGACAGGATTAGAAAAGTGACGGGCAAGCCAACCTACGCGGCGAAACCAGGTTTAACATTGGACTTTACATTATGGCACTAAAACCCACTCAAAAAGGCTGGATGAAGCGGCAAAAGAAGGCGCTGGATCTGTTTCAGGAATTCAGGAACAAAGGCCACGGCACGTCGCTATCGGTTGCTATGGTGGCCGACCGAATGGATTACGCACTGAGCACGGTTTATTTAATCATCAAAAAAGCGAAAGAAAATGGCACAATCACGGATTGAAGAAGTGAGAAAAATACTCATCGAATGGCAAGAGGAGTTCGACCAAAAAGAAGAGACGACCCAAAGGCTCGAAAAAGAGTGCGCGGCTATTAAACTGGAAAAAGAGGCATTGGAAGATGTAATTGACGCGCAATACAACGAATATTCATTTTGCGGTGAGAGAATCTATGTTTGCTACGCTAACTCATCAATTGCGGCGCAGCTTTTCTTTGAGCGCCTCTCCGAAAAATCAAAGCAGTTCGCCGGTCTCAACCAGTTTATTGAAGCAATCGAAAAATTATAACAAAATGGAATTCACCGTTAATACGAAAGAATTTTTAAAATCGCTGCAATTCGCGGCGCGAGTACTACCGAATAACAAAATAGCACCGGTTTTCGAGTGTGTGCTGATTTACGTCAGGAACGACAAAGTAATGGTCGTGACGGCCAGCGATGGGAACGCAACACTGCGAATCAAGTCAAAGTGCAGCGAGCTCGAAATGGAAGAAAAAGAGGTTTCGATACTTGCGCCGGCCGATTTGCTCATTCGAACGCTTACCGCGCTTCCAAATACTTCCGCCACGTTCACGTATACAGTAGAAGGTTTGATGAATTTTAGCCTCGAATTGGCGGTAGAATCGGATCTGTTCACTATTCCTTGTGAGGACCCGACGGCTTATTTTAGAGTGCCGGAAGTGAAAGACGGGGAGTCTCTCGTGCTGCCAGCGCAAAAGCTGCAACGAGGCATCAACCAGGTTGTGGGATTTGTGAGTGAAAACGTATTGCGTCCAGAACTTTGCGGCGTAAGTATGCGAGTATTCCCCGGATGTTTGGAGTTTATTGCAACAGACGGATTCACTTTCTCATATTACAGTCGCCAACACGAAACAGATGCGAAGGACAAGGAGTTGATTATCCCAGCCCGGTTCGCAAAGCTCCTTTCCGACTCGATAGGCGATTCAGAGAAAAACGTGACCATTGACATTTCAGGAAAAATGATTAAGGTTCATTCCGGCGATTGGCAGGCGTATTCTGTTTTGGTTGAAGGCGTTTATCCAGGCAAAAGAGATCATGTGTCGGAATCTTTCGAGTATGAGGCCAGCGTCAACTCTGAACTATTGAAGGCGTGCGTAAAACGTGCAAATATATTCGCCAACTTCAAAGAACCGGAAGTTTCGCTCGATTTTAAGGGGAATAACCTATTTATTTCGTCTGGCTTTGAAGAAAAGAACACGCGGAGTAATCAGGATATTGCGATTTCCAGCGAAATCGACTCACTATCGATCAGCTTTAACTCAAAACGGCTACTGGACGCGCTGGCTAATGTTTCAGGCGACTTTACTATGTGCATGAACGGAACCAGCAAGCCAGCGGTCATTAAACCTGATGCGGAAGACGATGAAGATATTGCAATCATGGTGTTTCCGGTTGTTCAGTTGAGTATTTAGTTTTATCCCTGCTTCGGCGGGAATTTTTCTTAAATTTTGTATATTTGTATTGCACAAACGGTGCCGTTGAGCCTGGGAAACTCAATGATATGCTAGATTAAAGACATTTTAAGCCCGAAAGGGTAGGTTATCGCTGTTCTAGCCGCGATGTAATGGCTCCCCGGCCGCCTACACTTTCGGGTATTTTTTTGTTTTTACAATTATGGTAGATTTTTCAAAAATGAGCAACAAGCCAATCTTAGTGGGCCATATGAGGATTTACAAAGGGTTCGGCGATCCAATTCTAACGACTTTTACAGGAGAGATTCCGAGCAAGAAGGAACTTAAATCTCTCAGGAAAAAAGCTGAAAAGTTTTTGGAATTAATAGACACAACAGAGTCTATATATGATGACATCGATGTAACATCTCACAACGTCAATTCGAGGCAATACTATGATAGCTTGCAAGTAAAGCAGATAAATTACCCCAAGTATGTTTACTTGATGTATGACGAGTCTACTGAGTTTGGAAAGATAGGTATATCTTCTTCTTTGGAATCAAGAATTGGAGCACTTAGAGTTGATAAGCCCAATTTGAAGATCGCCTGCCACTTTGAAGGGAATATTCTGGATGAGCGCCGGTTACAGAAAAAGTTTAAGTCTTTTCAGGTTCGAGGGGAGTGGTTTAAATTTCCAGAGTCGCAATTTAGCCGTGTCAAAGAATTATTCACTTTTTACGGCGAAAATTTCGCGCATGTATTATGAAGTTCTATCCTCACTATTGCGGTGCCTTTGACGACGAAAAAATACAGCTTCTCTACATGGAGTTTGGGTACGAAGGGCTTGGCCTGTTTTATACAGTTCTCGAAAAGCTGGCTGCTAGTGAAAAACCAGTCAGAACAAAGGTTCTAAAATCGCAACTTGACGTGGGCCGAAAACTAGAAAAATGCTGGTGTTTCATGGAAGAATTGGGCATACTTTCGTCAGAAAACGGGCAAACTTTCAGTAAAAAACTATCAAAGTATACAGAAAGTTTGAACGAAAAGCGAAAAAAAACGGCTGAAAAAGTTTCACAATTCCGTGAAAATCAAAAGAATAAAAATATTGTAACCGGTTACAATACGGTTACTGACCTGCACAACAACAACATAAACAATAATATAACTAAACAAGAACTTAATAATATAGATACTAACGTATCTATTGACGTCGCAAGCTCCGTTATCGACCCACCTTTGACGAAAGTCAGAAAGTCAAGAAAAAAGAATCCAGATGAATATTCCATCGTACACAAGATAAAAGTCTCGGTAATGGAAATTGCGCCGGGATACCGATGGAACGGCGCGGACGGGAAAAGCGCCAAAGAGCTGGCGGACGCAATTTGTGGACTTTGTGTTTCTACGCTCCAAAGAGAGCCCACCGATGAAGAAACATTGAAGTATATTCGAAAGATGATCGACCACATTCCTGAATACTGGGACTCGTGGACAATACCGAAGTTAAATGGAGCTTTTAATGAAATTTCCGCAAAAATACAAAAACCCAGGTCTCGCGGCAAAATTATGGACTCGGCTATCGCCATACGGCAAGCATCACAAAGCCTACTTGACAAGGGCCTTGTCTTAACATACGATCAATATATCAACAACATTAACAATCCAGATGAAGAACCTTTCTAAAATACCAGAAAATCCGTTTGGCGATTCAGCTATGTCGCTGCTGAATCCTACCGAACAGCGCGTTGCATTGGCTACCGTATCCAGCCTTTCAAACCCAAAACTCAAAGATTTCAACTCGGCCCAGGCAGCAAAGGCGGCAGACAGCATAATGCTTAAAGCCTCTGTAATGCTGGGTCAAAAGAAGAAAGAAGGCGAGGAATATGTGCTTATTTCGAAAGCGCTCATTGACTCATTCGTGAAGTTCCCAAATCTTACTGTAAAGGAGATTTACGCCGCTACTGATAATGGACTGGAGGGAATGTATCGAAAAAAGGAGGGCGACCCAGTAATTTTTAACCCTTCAAACTGGATTCAGTGGGTACGCGCATACATCGAAGAAACAAAAAAGCCGGTGATGAAAAAAACATCACAAGTTCACAGGAAGGAAGAACAGGAACCGCCAGCGCCAAGCGAGCGAGATTCTTTAATTAGCCGGTATAAGTTACTTGTAAGTGCTATGGTAGGCTCATTTGAGAGTGGTATTCCCTACCAAGACTATGGAGGAATACTCTATGATTTATTGCTTAAAATAGAGCTAATAACCCCCATATCAGAAACGGGTTCAGAAATAGAGGCAGCCGCAAAATGGATTCTGGCGAACGCCAGGGATCAGAACGACAAGAGTAAAATTAACCAAGCATCTTCGGTATTGCAGAAGGTTTTATCTGGTTCCTCTGACGACTCTGCATTTGCTGTGGCAAGCAGGAAACACATTTCAGAACGCATAAAATCAATTTGCTCCGAGGGAGAAGATAATGTTATTGAGTTCTTGGAAATAGCAAAAAGCAAGTTGGAGCATTACATGAGTGAAAATAATATTGCTAAATAATTTGTCCACAATTGTGGATATTTGTATCTTGCGTCAATTAAACAAGCTTTTATAAATACATCTATGTCATATTGGGAATCACCCGGCAGATCTGACGAGTACTTTACTCCAAAATATTTATTCGATGCGATGGGATGCCATTTTGATATGGATGTTGCGTCGCCAGTAGACAGACAATTTTGCTCCGTACCTGCCAATACCTTCATAACAGAACGGTCATTGGAAGTAGAATGGATGGGATTTGTATGGATGAATCCTCCTTTTGGAGGGAGAAATGGGCTTACACCTTGGGTTAGCAAGATGATTGATCATAATAATGGAATTGCATTGACTCCAGATAGAACATCTGCTCCTTGGTGGCAGATAGCTGCGCAGCCAGCGAAAGCGATTCTATTCGTCAATGGGAAGATAAAGTTTGTTAAGTCTGATGGAAGGACAGCAAATAGCCCCAGTAATGGAACAACGCTTTTTGCTTACGGACAAAAGGGGTTGTTGGCTCTGCTACGAGCAAGTGAGAATGGACTTGGAATTTTACTTACATGAGGTTTAGATATATAATTGGTATCGATGCTGACCTACACCTATCCGGTATAGCCATGTGGGATAACCAGGAAAGAAAGTGGCTGCATGTGGGCTTGATGGAGTTGGAAGATATTGTGTACCACTTTTTGCCTGGCAAGCCGCGAGAAATTACCAAAATCTATTTAGAAGCAGGATACATGAACAAACAGGCGAACTTTCGCAGAGGCCACAAATCGAGCGTTTCAGAGTCGATAGCTATGCGTGTTGGCATGAACCACGCAACAAGCATGTTACTATCGCGTATGCTTAAAAAAGCAGGGTGGATTGTGGATGATATAGCGCCGCTCGGGAAAGGTAATGGGCTACTCAAAAAAGATGGTCGGTGGACTGCTGTTGGGAAAAAGTACGTAGCAGAGCAATCGGGAATATCTCGAAAGTTAAAAGACGAAGAATTGGATGCGGTTTATATCGCAATGGCATTCAGGATAAAATAAATTCACAAAATGGCATCTACAATTGTAGATATTTACATACCTTTGGATATGGAAATTTTAAGCATCCCGGCATACGCTCGAAAAATAGGCAAAGACCGCAGCATGGTTCATAGGCACGTGCGTGACCGAAAAATGAAGCACCTGCGCGGCATAAGCGAAATACAAGAGTCTGCCGGTCCTAATGGAAGAAAAATCTATCACTTAATCTATAATCCAGAACATGAAAACAGCTCTAACCAGAAATGAACGCATAGTTTCAAGCGTGCTTAGAATCGCGATTGGTATAACGGCCGGAATTGCCGCTATCATCACATTGATAATATTTTTGCCTCGCATTCTTTGGGAGCTTGCCGTAAAGCATAAAGAGATGCTGCTAGACACGGCAGTCGTCATAATGCTTGCCGTGATTTTCGTAACGGGAATAATTGTGTTGCCAATTATTTTTCAACAGCCATGACAGCAAAAGAATTTGCACAAATCGCTTTACAAGACGCTGAAACGCATGGCGTTGATCCCGTCGATATTATTGTCGAAATGAAAGTACAGCTAAACTCAACGTTGAGCGAACAAGAACGCGAACTACGCGAAAAGTTGACCGCAGTAACAACCCTTCAAATTAGGCTATCGAAAGTATGAGCACATTAGTAAATCAGCACAAAAAGTACAGGATTGTTTCAATGAAGCATACCGGGAAGTCAGACAAATTTATCACCTTGTGGGGTCCGAACGATGCAGGCTATCATTTCTCAAAGGAATTGTCTGGAATTTATGACGGATACGAGCCAGGGTACCATGACAGTGAAGGTAATATGCCCATCCCAGAAGAATTAGCGCAGCGACTTTTTATCAACGTCAATTACGAAGGCAAAGAGAAGCACATGATCCCGAATTGTAAAGCGGTTTGGGATGAACTAAATTTGAAATGGACAAAGTCGGGACTCAGAAGGAATATTGAGCGATGAAATCCACAAACAATAACCCACAAATAGGAACAGACTGGACAGAAACAAAAAACCACCTCCCCGAAGAAAGGCGGCTTGTTGTAGCGAGGATCGACCAGTTCTACAAAGGAAACGAAATCGAGTTACGGCGCAAGGGAGAAAATTGGTTCTTCCCGGATTGGACGCAAAAGTATTATCAAGAGCCTACGCATTGGAAGTATAAGTGAATTGACAGTAAATGGTAACGTTGAGTAGTGAGCAGAAATGCCGGAATCGATTGACTCCGGCATTTTTTATTTTACTAAATCAAGAAATTGTCGTTAAGTACAGATAATTTAAATAATTTCTATACAACTGTGTTAATCAAACAATTGAGGTGTATCTATCGAAAACCTCTCAAACATCTTTTGGTGCCCGGCGACGTTTGGGTGAACCCATATTCCAGAGTCACTGATAAACAAACTTTGATCTTGTCCGTTTGCCACGACGTTTCCTATCGCTGTGGCATTATCGAATAGACACCCTGTTAAATTCTTATTCGTTCTTACTGATTGAATAACCGGATTTGTAATAAGGTTATCATTATTTCCCCTGAATGGAACGTTATTCAAAATCAAAATACACCCCAATGAAGCAACTTTATCTGCTAGCTCGTTTAGGTTATCTGTTGTATTACCGCTATTAGTACCAATGGTTACAATAACGTAGCTTGGGCGTATAAAAGCAATTTCTGTATCTATTCTTCTCAAAACGCCCGTAATAGTTCCGCTACCGCGACCAGAAACCCCTCCGTCGCCAGAAAGCGCAGCTAATAGCTTAAATGCATATCCATCAGCAACAGTAAGAGGAGTGTAACGAGCCTCGGTAATGCTATCTCCCATTACCATCGCCAGACAATTCAATTGATATGGGGTAGAAACTCGAAATGCCCTCACAATTGGAAATTCTCCTGAATAACAGCACATTGCATATTGGTCGTGCTGCCGTCCAGATGTGTTTGTAGACTCAGTTAAGCTTGTAGATAAGCCGGTAAGGGTGTCAATGACTTTGATTGTATTATCAAAGTCATTCTTGATAATTTGTACTATATATTCCCTACCAGAAACAAACGTGTAGTCAGACGATGCTCTCACCGTTGATGGCAACACATTGTTACTCGTGTATGCATCATAAATTCTAATTTTTGATGCGGAAACATCGCACTCTACAACTGTTCCTAAATTTGCATTTGTCTCCAACGCCTTGGTAAAAAGCAGGAACCTAGTGTTGGCCCCAAATTTTACCCTTACCTCTGCCTTTCTTTTGCTTAGATTGTATTGATTGTTCAATGACAGACAATTTGCCATTCCGGTGGCACTTGGCGAGAGGCCCCCAGAAACAACCGACCAGTTTAGCGAAGTCCAGTCCAATGGAATTGATGTAAGAGCATTACTATAAAGCAATACCCCCTTGGCCATTGGCCTTCTCTTTGCTGTAACTTTCAAATCTGAAACAGCAGTAGAATTAGAAGATATTCTATCATATTGACTAAGTCCGTAAAGTCTGAAAGTAGCCCTACCGGCAGTAATAGTCGTGCTCAGGACTTGCGCCACTCCGCTATTGTCATTATACCACCCTACTTGATATTGCGGCAGTACGTTTGGAGTAATAATTGCTCTATCGCTGCCTAGATCTCCAACTCCACCTCCGGTCAAATATCCACGTACATGGAAAATGTACAGGAAGTTTACATCGGTTGTAAATTCCGTGAACGGCATATTGACGTATTGCAATGCATTGTGGGCCTCAAATTGAGTAGTCAAATAATCAATTGTTTGCAAAATCACATCATTAGCGCCTACGCCTGGAATCACCGCCGAAGTAGATTCGGATGCTGGCCGGCGGATAATGCGCAATGTTAGTTTTTGATTTACATTCACAAAGCTAAGTCGTCCACGGATACGAATCAGTCTCTCTGGACTAGCAGATTTATACCCGTAGAACCAGCCAGAAAATGTGTTTGCATTCCAGTTTGGCTGATTATCGGCAGGCACATCGTAAATCTGCAACTCCTTGTCTTGGTAAATACTATTCTGTATTGCCGTTATTTTTGGTTCTACATTTTCCTGAAACGCTAACAAATCGCCGGTTTGTCCATACAGATCATCTATGTCAGCCTGTGCCTGATATAAATCGGATGTGTTATCTGTTAAAAGGTTTCTTACAACCGTTACTGAGTAAACAACGACGCCATTGTTGGTGGGCGTCTCTACGGCAGCCGATGTAAATTCAACCAGAGCGGAAGAGCTTGCCGCTGTATATGCCGAAATGCCCTTGCCTGTACCATTCGCACCTGGCCTAACCAAGTTTTCAATTTGCTGTATCGCAAATGTATCTCCTGCATTAACCCGGATATTTAGCGATTGTAAATCGATATTATTCATTCCGCTTACAACAGCTACCTGGTATCTGGCAACTTCTGTATACTTATTAAGTGATTGGTTTTTCCTTAGATGAATCAATCTAGCGTTTCCACCTGCCATAAAATATATAGCTAAGAATGTCGCCTTGCCTGATACAGTAAATATTTCATCCTGGTTAATGTTGACGCGGTATATCGTATTTGAAGTAGATGTTGTTTGAGGAACCGACGAGTCGCCAATGATTTCAGATTGAAATAGTTGCTGCTGGATAGAATTTGCCAAATCATAACCCGATTTTTCAGGCGGGACATATAGCCATTTTGTACCAGTACTTTGTAGCGTACCTCCTTCTTTGAATATTTGAGTTTGCCCAGTTATCGACTGAGACCCCTCTACAATAACTTTAAACGATGCTCCGTTTGGGTATGATGCGACAGTAGTAGGCGTAAAAGTGACTCCTGTCTCATTTACTTTACCTTGGTTAATACTTGCGTCATAAGTTCCTATTGCTGGCATTACGCCAGCCGCCGCTTGCTGTGCGGCTAATTTTGCCTCGTTGGCATCTGATGCAGACTGGTCCGCTGAAATTTTATCAGCAGCAACCTGCGAGGCACTCAATTCGACCTGCTGCGACTGGGTTTGAACCTGGGCCGCCTTACTGGACACATTCACGGCATCTTGATTGACCTGTGCAGCGAGCTGAACCAGCTCTGCCGTAACAAACCCTGGCTCTCCCTGGTCACCCTTGTCCCCCTTTTCTCCTTTTGGCCCTACAACACCTTGTAAACCCTGATCTCCCCGATCACCCTTATCGCCTTTCTCGCCTTTTGCGCCGGCAGGCCCCTGTGCGCCTGTGTCTCCTTTCGCCCCGGTATCGCCCTTGGCTCCCTGTGGTCCTTGTGGTCCAGTATTGCCAGTATCTCCTTTGTCGCCCTTTGCCCCGGTATCTCCTTTCGCCCCGGTATCTCCTTTAACTCCTTGTATTCCTTGGGCTCCCTGTGGTCCTTGTGGTCCAGTATTGCCAATTTCCCCTTTTTCTCCGGTATCTCCCTTTTCTCCTTGGTCGCCTTGAAGACCCTTCGGCCCTTGTGCTCCCTGCACGCCTTGTAGTCCTTGGTCGCCTTTATCACCTTTGTCCCCCTTTTCACCTTTGTCGCCTTTTGGCCCTTGTGATCCAGTCGCGCCGGTGTCACCCTTATCTCCCTTTTTCCCAGTCCTAAAAATAAGGGTCAACTTTTCGCCAGAAATATTTGCTTCGATCATTTTATATCAGCTTAAATGGTCCCTTACAGATTGTCGTATTAGTAGTTGTTTCGCGTAATGTATGCGTGTAGTCGCCAATATATTTTATTGCCGAAAAGCTGGATGCAGGAGCCGAAAATTCTATTTCAGACTCATCTATAATGCCATCTATTACAACCAAATCTGATGTTGGACTCGAAATGGTCCATTGAAAGGCAAATTCGGACGCGTCATATGTGTCGCCATCTTCATTCCTTGCCTCAATAATTTTGTAGAAATCATCCCCTTTGACGAGTTGCAGTTTTAAGCACTCAGGGCTGTCGCCTATTTGTAGCATAACTTTGAGTTTTGCTTAAAACAAACGAAAAAACGCGGGAAATCAAAGATTCGCCGCGCTGGAAGTAGTGTTATGTGATTGACTTTTGAAGAACAAACAGATTACGCCTGAGCCACCCTTTGAGGAATGCAATATTATTGCCTTTTTTTGATGCCTCTATGAAGTAATCGGACCTGGCACGTGCAAAGTCCCATGGAGTGACTTTCTTTGCTGCTGCCATTGTTTTTGGCCCCATATTGCCATCGACAGCAACGCCGGCCGCATCTTGAAGTATTTTGATCGCGCCGCCTACGCCGTGATTAATTGAGCTATCAAAGAAAAAAAGCCTGATTGATTCAGGAAGCGACTCTACCGAGTATTTATCCCAAAAGTCAGTCTTGTATATGCTCTTAGCCTGTTGCCACGTTAGGCTCCTTATGTCCAAATCAGGATAAGACATGGCAGAAATCCCATACTTTGTGCCTTTTAGAATTCCGCTACCTATTCGGCCACCAGTCCAGTTGCCCCGGTCATCAGGATTTGACGTAAAGCCACCCTCCTTTGCACCAACAAACTCAACTGCCTCGTCGAATGTCATTGCCTATTCCGTTTAAACAGTCTATCAAAAAACGACCTTCTTCGTTCAGGTACGGTTACTTCGGGATAATCAATTTTTTTTTTTGAAGTATCCGGCTTTACGCCCTCTGGATCGACATATTCAAGCTCGTACTTAGCTACGCTATCTTTCGGGAATCGTAAAAGTATCGCTTTTAGCCTGTTATTCAGTCTTCCCAGTTGCGCGTTTTGGCTCTCAATGTTTTTAAGAGTAGATTCCCGCTCATCCAATAACGAGTCAAAGCGTTCAAACCGCTTGTTTATCTCATCCCCGGCCTGCTTCATGGCTACTTCCATTTCGGAGGCAGATACGTGCTTCCTGTTGAACTGACGCTTTGTGGCATCCTGCTTTGTGTCGGGAGACTGCGGACGTGTTGTTGCGCCCATCATGCTCACAAAAAACAATGATAGTACCATAACTATTGTAAAGCGCCTCCATGACACATTAATTCGATAGTGTTTTTGATGCGGAGTCAAGCTGCTTGGTTGTACTGCCTGTTTCATCGATTTGTCGTTTATTCTGCCGAACGAGTCTTTTATTTTGCAGTTCAATCACTTCTGACCTTGCCTGCTTTTCTTCCATTTTTGCGATCAGATCATCTTTGAATTCGTCAATCTGTTCTCGCATAGCCAACTTTTCTATATTATTGGCGTTTACAATGCTGTCCTCCCGACGCTGGTAATATCTCCTAATCGCTTCTTCTCTTAAATCAAAATCACGTCGCATTAGCTCCTTACTTTCTCCTTCATCGCGAAAGGCATTCCATAGAACTACCGACACGATGGCGGCAGAAATAATTAGAGTCCTTACGTAGTCCTTCGCTTCCAATGAGCGGAAGAACTCGGCTAAAAAGTTTTTCTTTTCTTCGCTCATTGTGTGGGTTACTGAAAACAAGCAATTTTCAAGCCAGAAGGCAAAAAAACTTACTTAGTGGTGTTACTTCTTTATCAAAAAAATCAGCGCAGCAAGCGCGATCATTGCAAAGCTTATCGCCGTTACTGCAATCGCAATTTGCAGCAACATAGGCATGCTTGCTTCTTTTTCTTTCGTTTCGGTTTGAGTTGATTGGGTGCTGGATTTAGCCTGTTCGCCAGACTCTCGGATTGTCTGACGGATAATATAGGGCTCCTTTTGCGTGATGACTACCGGATTTTGGGGTACAATCTGCCCATTTGGCCCAGGCATTACATTTACGATAACCGGCTTGCCGGTAGCGGTATCCCTTACTACGTATTCCGTAATAACCTCCCTGTTGTACTTCACGCTGGACGTGTCCTTATTTGCAGTTTCTGCCCTGCTACTTGCCTTTTGGATAGTCCGGCAAGAAACAAGGCAGAAAAATAGTGACAATGTCAACCAGCGGATCATATCACGGCAGCAGTACGTTCAGGGAAGCAGATAGATGTGAAACGAACCTGAACTTGCCAGTTGTGGGCCATGTTGTCCCCGTCCGGGTTGATTTCATACGAAGTCACAATTGTGCCCTCGATGCCGTCTAGCCCTCCGTAAATATGGCCGCCTGACCGGAACCAGAACAGTTTTTTAGCTCCGCACTGAAACTGCTTGTAGTAGTCAAAAGCCGAATCCTTGTCATCGTAAATAGGGAACGTGATAACCTTGTCGGTTTTTTGAGGCAACGCGCTACCCTGCGGAGTTGTCTTAAATGCTGCATCAACACGCGGCAGACTGGCATCGAAACCGGTAAGGCTGCGAATAGCAGTTCCTGAATCCATTGAAGAGTTGCTGAGTCGCGCGTTCCACTCCGTAAGGTTTCCGCTCACCAAAGGAGAGTTCGACATAAAAATCTCCGTGATGGCATTGTCGTTCGGGCTCTCGCACCCGAAAACAGGCACCACAATAAGATTGTCGTCGCAGTCTATCGGGCAATTTGCACCGCACCAATCATTTGCCATGTCTTTGAAATTTTATCGTTTATGATTTAACCAAATGAAATAAATTTTTCGCATACGCCCAAACTAACGGGCAAACGTGTGCCAGCCAGGGCCTTTCACCTCGCAAACGCTTACTGTACCATCGTCTACCGTCACTTCTATTTCGTCAGTTACTTTCGCAAATGGACGGCAGTAGTGAATGTAATCATCCTTAACAAGAAGTATATCCTTTTTGTATTGAAGCTGGTTGACGATATTGTGTTGTCCAAAGTTCCTATTATTGAGCGTCGAAAAAGACCCGTCGCCCAGCGTACCCAAAACTGGGCTATCGCCGTCAAAATACCCATCCACCTCGCTACCACCATTTGTCTTTGTCGTAAATGGAGCCCATCGCAATTTCGAAGTATCAGCCCTCGTAAGATGCGCCATATATCTTCCTGCTGTGGCGTCATGGATGCCGTGCGGAGTAGGACCACCAAACGTAGGCGGGATAATCTGTACGTTATTGCCTGTATAGTTATTCGGGTTGTCGCCGGGCGACTTTGTTGGGTGACTCGGATTGTTCGGGTTGTATGTAGACGCGAACGAGTCAAATATGCTCTGCCACTTTGTTTTATCCTCCTGAAATCCGCCATTGTAAGAGCGAACCCACCGTGAAATGTCGTTTGTAGTTCTCCCTGCCGCTCCCCAGTGTATCATAGCATCGCCGATGGTGCTATTGATAATACCCATTCGGTACATCATTTCAGGCGGCACTCCGTTAAGCGTGCTCTTAAAAATACGTCCTGACGGCTGGTCGAACTTGATAGACTGAAACGACCCGAACCGGTATATTTTCCACTCCGCCCCATCCATTATATCCCAGTTGAATTGGAACGTCTTTCTCCTTATCGCCAAGTGTTTTTGTTCAAGCTCTGCAATCAAAAGATATGGGTGTACATACTCTGGTACGCGGTGCCATCCGTCCAGATACCCTCCTACCAGCCAGTTTTGATGCAGATATTTGTTATCAGTGAAAAAGTTCGCAACATTTCCATCGCGGTCCTTTCGTGCCTCCGTCTCTGATGAGAACCTGGTGCGCCAGTTATTCCAATAAGTTGCATTCCCAAGATTCAATAGCGCTACAAGCCCAATATTTCCAATGCTATCCCCATTCCAGTAATCATCAACGATATTGGTATCGGCAGGATCAGAAACGCCTGTTCGCTCATGTATTTTCGCAAAGCAGTCATTTTTGAACGCCACGTGATCGCCAGAAACGCCAGCATTTAATCTGTTTTCGATGATCTCAGCCATGGAAATGAATGCAGGGTCGGAAGGCACAGAATTCGCGATGTCTTGCGAGGTCATCCCCGCATACCACCTGATGGTGTCCCATTTTGTGGATGCCGGACTTCCGTCGTTTATCCCCCACTGTGTGTGAGAATAAAGCTGCAAGGCTCTCGATGCCGACGATGCCGAGTCGTACGAATGTACCGCGAACAATTTGCTTGGCAAATCAATCGTTATCGACGGCATTGTCTCTGCCGGCGTAGCAAATGAAATCTCTTGAAAAACCCTGGGCAATACAATTTTTGTTGCCATATCTTATTCTAAAACTACAAATGTGAAATAGTCATCCATGTTGCTATATCCAGCAGAAATATCAAGCTGCTCGCCAGCAAGCCAATATGCGTTACCTGCATCTCCACCATCTATCACGTCGTCATAGTTATGCACTGCGTTGCTATGCCACTTGATTGAAACGGTATGCTTGCCTGGTGGGAACGCTAATCCAGAACCGCTACGAAAAGCTGCAAGTTCTGTTGCGTCAAATCTAACGTGATTCAAATAAACCCATGGATAACACGTATTTTGCCCATTCAAAGATGTTCTGTTTGCAGGGTGCGACAGTTGCCAGTTGCCGGACGACAGTTGCTTTACGCCAAAGTCGATACCATCAATTCGCATCCCCTCTACGCCAGAAGCTGTTGATCTTTGAAACCCTGGGTTTGAAAAACTCGTAGTGGATACAGTAAAATCAAAATAAGCAACCCTTGTCCCTAGCACCTGCGTGTTGGCTGCGTTCCAAACTTGTACTTCTACCTGCCAAGAACCAGGCTCCTGTGCGAATATTGGCGCGAAAACTGGGTTTGTCGGGTCTTGCCCTTTAAATAGAGTAAAATCAGACGTTGTTAGGGTCGTTTTCCCACCTGCCCAATATTCGTTATTAGACGCCCTTGTGGTATAACTACTACCTACTTTTTGTCTCAGATAGATTGCCGCTCCGTAAAAAACGGTTCCGTTCATATCCTGAAATGCAAAATCAAAATGTGGAGTAGGCTTTGGCAGCGAGTCGCCGGTAGAGTGCAATTGACCGATCAAACTGCCTAACGTGCCACCGCTTCGGTTGTATAAATATATTCCCGAATCCGTCGGCGGAGCGCTCACCGTAAAAGTTCGTGTGATTTGACCGACAATAGTGCCTGCTGCGCCGCCGCGCCTGGCAATAAATGTCACTTCCCATTTATTGGCCGTCTTGAATACGTTTTGGCTGTCGATAGTAATTACATTCGGCGTGCGCGGCATCCAAAGGCGCTCTGCATTCGAAGACCCGGATACGGAATAATTCGCTGGCTGCTGTGTGGCCGCCGCAATGTCCCTTATCTGCGGAGTGCCTGACACATACTTTCTCAGCTTTTTTTCGATATAATCCCACTGTCCGCCATTCGGCAAGTTAAATTCTATGTCCCAATTAAAATTCGTCGCGCTACCGATGAAAAAAGTTAAATCATCGGCAGACATTGGTGTTTTTGCAATTGGCCCTCCAAATGAATCTGATTGTACATAAAACAGAGAAGGGGTTCCAGCCGCCAGTATAACAGCCGTTTCCTCATCGAATGAGTTTTGCACATCCATGACCATTACCTTTACCGTCTGTGGCAAAGTGCCTGCCGGCAGAAGAACGGTAGCCGGGCTACCGGTTGTGTTAGGGAACGTGGCAATCGTATTGTTAGCTGTGCCGCGAACAGTAATAGTATAATTCGGTATACCTCCTGTAAAGTTGATATTCAGCCTATATCTACCGTCTGTTTCACTGCGAGACACGACAATAGATGTGATAGACACAGAGCCCACCGACACACTAAAATCCAAATTGTCGACCACTCCCGTTTCAGAGGTACAGCTAGCTCCTTTAATCAGCAGGTTGTGTGTGCCGCCAGATAGTGCCGGGTGATTGATAGTCACAACAGCGCCGCCCGGCTCTACGGTGCCAGTATGCTCTACTACATCAGATGTATTCCTGATAAACCATTCAATTACAAATACGTTGATACCATGAAATCTAAATGTCGTTTGCGTTGGACTGATGCTTGTTACTTCCAGTAGCTCGGGACCTTCGTCACATTCAGCAGGAATATCAACAATGTAAACTGTCTCTGTGAGTGGACCGACCGACACCTCGTAGTCGTCAGGCGTAAACCCGCCAATCCAGAATATCTCCCCAGGCGCGAATGTCCACACGCCTGAGTGAAGAACCACATCAGAAGAGTCTTTGATGGAATATGGATATTCTCCCGCCCTGTTGATCGCCAAGTTGATCCTAAATGCGCCTTCATCGGCATTGTATGTTGCCAAAGGATAGTTCGGCCACCAATCTAACTCTGATCCACTATCTGTAATCAAAAAAGTGAGTCCTTGCGGCGTCTCGCTATAACAAGACTCCCCTTCTATCTGTAATGTGTATTGCCCATTACTAAGTGTGGTCGAAAAGTTTGAAGAAACAGTCGCGCTCGTTGGCACATCCACAGCCGTGTCTATGATTACGCCATTTTGTATGATGTTCCGGCGGATCTGGTTTACATTCGAGCCATGGAACGTATAAACGATGCCAGTGGCCGAAAATGAAACTATGCTGAGCAATATGGGGCCCTGATCACAGTCAGGAGGTCGGACACACCCAAGCGTGAACTTTTGACTGGAAGGCAATCCATTGGCGTCCGTTATTTTAAGGGTATACACCAAGTTGTCGCCAGTATCTTCGTCAAACTGGATTTGAAATCCGTTTCGAATAATAAAACGCTCCCTTGTGTCTCCCTCTCGCAGTACGCTAAAAGTCAATGGCTCTGGTCTGAGAGGGGCTGTGGGTAGTGAAAAAGTTAATGTTCCCATATTAATAATTTGCTCTTACAATGTCTCTCAATCCATTATTAGGGCCAATCGTCGCTGCATTTTCTGCCTGAGTGAATAATACACCTGCATATTGTTTCGACCTGTTAACCCATGCGTAGCAACCTTTTGCAGATTCTGCCGTAGGTTCGTTGCCTGAGTCATTCATGATCATACCAAATCCCCATGGTCCTAGTCCGGTTGTCATGTCTGTCCAGATAAGTGGCAAGTTTGTTGAGCTGATCACCTGAACCCCATTATAAACCCCGCCATCTCTAATCATTCCCATAAAGTTAGCATACGCCTGTTGAGTAATCCACAATCCATGACCCACATTCGGCTGATTGGGATTACCAGAAATAGGTTGATATGGGTCTTTCGGGTTATAAATAGCATCACCCATGCTGCACTTGTTACGTATACGGGATTCAAAAAGCTGTTTCCATGTTTGCCCCGTAACAACTTCGGCCATTCTTCCGGCGATATTATATGGGTGCGTACTGTAAGCGAAAACAGTTCCAGGCGTATTTGCCAGCGCGTAAGATGCATATGCGTCTACATAGGCTTCCAATGTTGCACTGCCATCTAATGCCTCTGTGGTGTCAGGCGCAATACCTGCTGTGTGGCTGATTATTTGCTTCAAGGTGATTCCCGCCTTTGCTCCGCTATTCCATGACGAAATCAGGCTACCCACCGTAGTGCTCAATGAAAGCAACCCGTCGTCAATGAGTGTTAAAAGGACCGCCGCCGAAACTGCTTTCGAAAGCGACGCTACCGGCATCATAGATGTTCTTGTATAAGCCCCTTGCGTATAGCTATATGGCGTCTGTGTCGCCTTTTTAACATCAAAAAGGATATTGCTTTGATATGCTGCCAGGTTGCTGTTTAGATAGTTATCAATCGCCGGATTAGTGCCGCTTGGCGGCGGTGTGCCACCTCCCGTTCCTTCGGGAGGAACTCCGCCCCAGTAATCAGCACTCGTATACCTTGCATATTGCGTATTGGGGTTCACTCCGTAGTGGTCCAGAATATTCTCGCTATTACGATACGGCCCTGTCACTTCGCACTGAATCCTGTTGCCGCTGTTGATAGGAGGTGACGCGAACGGTTTGCCTATGTATGTCTGCCAAAGAGGCTGCAATACCGATCCCATCTGTACAATTTCGGAAGGACAGTACGCCATTGCAGTATGAATAACGCGAACGCCTCGACTGTACAGGAACTCGGCGCTTGTTTTAAGCTGCCCATATTGCGGGTTTGCCTGGCAGTATGGCGGCGTGGTTCCGTAGCTGTACCGGTAAACACTCAAATCATCCGGGTCAAACTCTACGCATGATATGCCATTAGGGAATGTACCCACGTTTACGCTGTTGACTCGTATTTTAGCAATGTGGTCGTATAATCCATCCCCCTCAGACCCATACATGCCGTCTCCATATTGACCAATGTAGTCCATAGCCGCGTTGGCAGTGCTTCGGAGCTGCAAATTATCGGCAGCGGCATACACGTAGATACACGGCAGGCTGGATACCGCCTTTACAGCATTGCAGAAGTTTTTGTAGTACTTGGCAATGTTGTAAGTGGTAAACCTTGCGAATTCCAATCCACGAGCATCACCAAAGTCCGGGTGCGGCCATGGGATACCAGGTCCCTGTATCATTGGTGGAGTTCCAGGCGATGCCAGCCCACGAGGCGCAACCCATGCATTAAATCTCGAAAGGTTATCGTCTGAGAAGTCCCCACATTCCCATACGCCGTCCTTGACGATAATGTGGTTTATAAGCTCTCCCGTATGTCCCCCACCCAAAAACATAGCAAAAGCCTTGGAATATGTTTTGAGTGTGTTGGCAACGGACTGTATCGCCGGCACCATCAACGCATTTACCCTATCGCAGCCATATCCGGCGTAGATTTTACCAAATCCAGGCACACCCTCCAAGTATATTGTTCCATTCGAGCCTTTTACCCTCTCCCCATCATTAATGAATCCATCACCCTCAGTCCTGGTGCCAAGCCAGAATACGCTCAATCCCAAATTTCTGGCATTACAGTACGAAATCGCCCTTTGCAGTGCAGCCGTTTGGAAATTACCAGAAGTGGGCTCGTAGTTGTCCCAGTGAATCCAAAGCGAAATGCCGGTAATTCCCCATCCCCACGAGTAGTTGAATGCCTCTATTCGGTCAATCCAATCCTGCCCTATGCCGTGAGTCGCATTTCTGTCAAATCCGCCGCCTGTGGTGCCCATAATGAACTCATATTTGGCGCTGCCTGACGGCGGCGGAGTTCCCACAGGAGGCGTGCCGACTGGTGGTGTTCCCACCGGGGGAGTACCAACGGGGGGAGTACCTACCGGAGGCGTCCCAACAGGAGGTGTTCCGACTGGCGGGGTAGGCGTAACCCCTCCGCCGCAGTTTACGTTTGAAACGGTGTGGGTAGCGCCGCCTGCCCCGCAAGGCTCAATATATTGGATTTGCTCAGTCGTACCGCAAGCTCCGTCGGCAATCAACTTGGTTACTTTTTTCTTGTACTTGATACCTTCTGACTCGAAAGGGTTATCGCAAGATTGCGTAACGGTAGTGTTTGAAACAACGGTGCCGTTTGGAGGGCATGGAGCGCCAACAGGAGGCGTTCCAACCGGAGGAAGTGTAGGCGGTGGCAATTCTGGCACTTTCCCAAATTCCAAGCATAGCGTTTGCCCTGTCTCGGTCCAGTCATCGTCTTCTTCGCATGAGTCAGGCAGATCGTCAGGGATTTCAACCTCTGTTAAAACGCCATCAGCGTCCGTTTGACATTTGCCCCCCGAAAAAGAACTTTCACGGAGCGGCATTGTAATGTTTATATCATAGTCGCAGCAGCCGTTTTTTGTAGATTCCAGCGTACTTCTCTTTGCCAATGGCTCGTACGTTCTGGCTTTGTGAATGACCTTGTAGGATTCAATAATTTTGATGGAGCCAATTAGCTGATTGATGAAGTCCGGCGCATTAAATATCGCCAATCCCTTGCGCATTGTCATGCGCTGGAACGTGACAGTTTCATTGCCGTTAGCGTCAGACTTTTTGTTTTCGAATATCTCCGCATCCATTGAGCAGATTTCTCCGTCAACCATGATGCGTTGAACAAAGTTTTCAGCCTGGTATGGCACATCTCCTACCTGACTCGAAGTGTTCTTGAACTCGATGACAATTTTTGATTGCGGCGTGTCCGTTATCCAGAAAGGCTCGGACCAGTAAGACATTATCTTCAACCGGTAGCACTTGCCGCAGTCCAGCTTCATGCCTGCTATCTTACCGCCGTCATAGATGATAAAGTAAGTTCCGGTGTCTTTCATCAACCTTATGCCAGCCTCTTCCATGGTAATATTTTTCACCATGTCTTTGCCATCGCATGTGAACACCCTGACACACTCGTTAGCATATGTCAAATCAGGGTTTTCGCCCATCGCTAAAACACGAAGAGAAAAGGTAGGCAGCCGGTCGGACTCAGAATAAAGCTTGAATTTGGCCGGATCAAATGCTTGCCCTGAACACTCGCAATCCGAAGAGTTGCCTTGCCCGGCGTTAAATGGGAAGCTGGAAAGGTAGTTATACATTACCGTGGGCCGTTTTGTCTTTTTGGTGTAGTACTTGTCACTTCTCTAATGGTTGAATATTCCCCGCAATTACCATCAGCATAATAATCTGTATATACCGCGATTCGGACGTAATTAATGGCCGTATCTGCATGGTAAACATCTGTTAGGTCTGATCTTAACAACTTCCCTTCTTCCGGGCATTCTGGATTTGGCTCCGTCGGCTCTTCATACTCGGGAAATGGTATATCGTCGCAAGTATTTGATGCTATTAAACTCAAAGTTACCACTTCTGTGCTTAAATCATATTCGATCTTTTGAGCAGATGAAACATCCGCGAGCGGGTGCTTGATGATGCCGGAAAAATTGTACTCATCGCCGCAGCACATATCCAGCTCTATCGGCTCCAAAATCTTTACCTGCTTTGTGCTTTTCGCCCTCATTGGCCTGGAAATGTACGAGTTCTCGGAGTCTATATCCTTTTTCTCTGTCTCTTTCTCAAAGGACATTTTTCCGTAAGAAAACGACAACTCTGTTCTTCCAAACTCATAAAAAAGGCGGGTCATAGACAGGTTCCCATTTATCCACTGCTCGCCGTCTATTGGACACCATCCGTAGGCTACCGCGTTTTCTGCATTGACGATAGGGACATAAACCAGTACCCATCCTTCTTCCGGTGTCACATCCGGTTTGTTAACCACCGTAAGCCAATCCGTCGTGAACAGCGATATTGACTGATACGACTCACCAGACTCCCCTTTATCGTTTTTTGGAACGCAATTTTCTTCGTAAATCATGTAAGCCGCAGCGAATTCTGGGCTACTTGGTCCAGCAAACAGTGTCCAGATAGTAGAATCAGCCTCTTGGCCAGCCAAAGCCATCGTTTGTTCAACCCCTTCGCGGCCTTTTAGGTCTTCTGCGTTCCACGAAAATTTGCGTTTACCTTCCATTTTGCTTTTAAAAGCATCTTGCGTAAGGTCCAGCGTAACACCTGGCGAAGTGTATGAAAAGTTTCGGAAGTAGCTTATGTGTTCAATTCTAAAATGTCCAGAATCATCAATATACCAATAAGCATTGTAAAGCTGTTTCAAATTCGCTAACACATCGCGCAGAGTTACAACCCCTTTCCATGCCGGATCAGATGCCCCTGGCCTCTTTGCATCAGATATGTGCATCATGATCACATCAGGCAAATAATTGGCCTTACCTGTTACCGGGTTGGTAGCTGCTGTAAGGAAAGAAGACATCTGCGCCTCGGTAATATCAGCGTAAGCCTCAGATCCGGTGTCTTTCATGGTTTGCTGCACAAGCCACAAAATGGCGTAGTTGAAGTAAAATCCGCGAGGAAAATAATTGCTTCCTGTCGGATTGTACCCTTCGCTGGTAATGATCGTCTGCGTAAATGGTTGCAATGGGTGATTTGGCGCATATGCGGCTGCCGGGCGACGCTTTGGAATATCCCCAAACCAGTTAATTTCTTTATGCCAGTTGGCGAATACTACGTTATACTCGTCTTTGACATTGACTTTTTTGATCGTAGCTTCCTGGTTGTCGTGGTCCCACTCGACATCGTACAAGGTAAAATATCCCTTCCAAAATATTTCACTCCCAGCTACGCAAGTTCTGACGATTGTAAACCTGATTTCCTGGCAGCACTGCACCGCGTATTTTTCGGCATCCAGCAAGAAGTTGTAATCCTCGTTGTTTAACACCACCGAACCGCTCAATTTTTCACGAAAAAAAGCCTCCCCTTCCTCTTTGGCTACGACAACCGAGCCAATGGTTTTGGGGGTTACTGATTGTGACCTGGTTGCGTATTCAATGGTGTAGGTATAAGCCATTACGGTAATTTATTTTTTAAGCATTTCAGAATAGTCCGTCACGCTAACATTTCCAGATTTAGTCCCTTTTTGCATGACTTTCCCGTTACCCAGCGGCACAAGATGAGAGTCGGGGATGTTTGAGGTGTTATTTGTAATGCGGCGTAGCTCTTCGCCAAGTCGCTTCACCTCTCGAATCAGCATTTCATTTTCTGACTGACCATTAACTTTACGGTAATCGGATATGGTTTTCATATCCCGCCGGCGCTGTGCCTCTGAAAGTGAAACGCCGGTGCCAGAAAGCAACTCATCGAGCAGATAATCCAGAATGTCGCCACGACGGTTTTCGTTGATAGCCTCGATCAGGTCGCCGTATTCTGCTGTCGAGCGACGGTTAACTACGTATTCCCCTTTCTCCGCCTCGATCAGAGTTCCGCCATCCTTATGCAGCCTTCCGCCAACCTCTCCACCATCCCCAAATGTTGGCGTCTGCTGGTTAACCAGCTGGAATGCTTTTATTTTGGATGCCGCAAATGCGCCCAGCATCAATGCGACCGCCGCAATACCGAGTCCTACGCCGACAATTGGTATGCTAGCAAACCCAGAAAAAACTTTTGACGCTGCTGTTATCATCGAGCTTGCCTGCGAAGCAGTATCAACAATCAACTGTGTTCGTTGCAAGCGCTTTTGATCCTCCAAAGCTCTTTCACGTGCCGCTTTCAGGTCTGCAAGCTCTTTTTGACGCAATGACAGGTTGTTTGCAACCCCCTCTTCGCTCAATTCCTGTTCTTTTTTTACTTGCTCTTCTTTCTTTGATATTTCATCATTGATCCGGCTAATGCGAGCCTGAACAAGCCTTTCTTGGGCTTGATTTACCTCTTGTAGGCTATCAATGACGGTTTTGACAGCGCCAACTAGAAGTTGCTTTGCCTGCTTGTCTATCTCGCCAATCTGCTTGGTGATTTCCAGATTGGCCTTCTGAATAGGCAGGATACGGGCAAGCGACTCCTCATCGCCGTACTTTTGCAGGATTTTAATCTTTTCCTCGTTGAATTGCCGCTCTATTTCCAAGGACTTCTTGCGAGCCTCCAATTCCAAATCAAGCCGGCCGTCAATCTGCGCCTGCAATACGTCCAACTCCGAGCCTCCAACAAATTTATTTTGATCCTTTTCGATCAACGAAAGGTCGTGCTCCCTGTTAATCGCGTCAATCTCTTTGTTTTTCTCTTTTTCGATTTTAACAGTATCGACGCTGGTCTTTTTAGCCAACTCAATGAGTTTTTCATACTTGTACTCGGCGGCTTGTAGTTGCCGCTGATATTCGTTAGAAATAACCTCTGTGATTTGCTTCTCAGCATCGTTGATAAACTTGGCTTGCTCTGCATACGCTCCCGAGTTGATAAGTTGCCTGCGTGCGTCAAATGCCGCCGTCTCGGTCGAATTAAGGGAGACTGATGCGTCAGGGATAATCTTGCCAGCAGCATCGTATCTACCCCTTTGAGCCCCAGCTATCATTTGCTTTATACGCAGCAATGCTTGCTGCTCCTGATCGACGCGTTGCAGATCGTATTTGCGCTTTTCTTCGATATAAACCAGCTCATTGTCGCGCAACGATTCTAGCCGCTCTTTGCCGTATTCGTTTTGGATGCGTAAAAGTTCATCGGCCAATTTCTTTTCCAGGTCTTTCAACTCATTCGCACGACGAGCCAAAAGCGCCTTTTCGGCATCCGTCAACTCGCGAGGTGCCATAGGAGAGCCTGGCCCATATTGAAAATCATCCGTATTCCCTCTTCTCCTTGCGCGTCTTGACTCTATACTTGGATGGTAATAGGCATTTACGGCTTGGCTTATGATAGAATCATTGGCGGCAAACCTCGCCAATACTTTTGTTAGTTCGGCAGGATTTGTCAGGTTTGACATAACGCCGGCGAATAACTCCGCAAGGTTTATAAGCCTTTCAAACCCAGCATTCAAATTAAAGAACCAGTCTTTCCATGAGTCGGTTTGGCGACTTGTGGAGAATAAGTCAAATAGTTTGTTTAAAATTGGGTAAGCCACCGCAGCCGTGCCGCCAGTTTTCTCCAATTGCCGGTCAAATTCAGTAAATCCAGTGATTGAATCGTCTATTACGCTAAGAAGCTTATCTGCCACCGAAAGGAAGGCCTCGAACACAGGGAGTAACACCTGCCCGAATTTTCGAGAAATGCGGTCGGCGGTGTCATTCAAATTTGACATTCGACCTTCAAGCGTTTTCATTTTGTCCGCATTCAGCGCGTCACTCCCCAATTCTTTGGCGAGTGCTGCGAATGCAGAGGCGGAATCAAGAGCGCCTTTTTCGAATTCTTTGGTGATGCCTCGGAATGTTATGCGCACTTTGTTGCCCTGATTCGATGCCTGGATACCAAACTCCTTCAATCGCTCTACTTCGCCATTCTCCGCGTCGAGAATAGCTTGGATAAGCTGATCAAATGTTTTGTTTTGAGACGCGGCAAAGCCGGACAAGTTGTTAATTTCGTCTTTGGTAGGTTTAAACCCACGGTTTACAAGCTGCGTAAACGACTCGGTGGCCTCGTTGAGCGAAAACGGAAGTTGCGCGGCCAGTTTTTCGAGTACTGAAAGGTTTTGCGTTGCCAATTCCTGGCTGCCGAGCGAGTTTTTTAGCACGGCATTATATCCCTGCCATTCAGACGTTGCTTTTGCCGCCTTTTCGGCGACGCTACCCAATATGCCGGCAGTAACTCCTAATACAGGATTTATCGTGCCAAGCGCGGCAGCGGCAGCTTGCACACCAGCGCCTCCACCGGTAGAAAAACCAGTAAAAGCACCCAAAAAACCGCCTTTGATTTTGGAAAGCATCGACCCCGCCTTTTGACTCTTTTGAGTGGTTTTGTCCAGCTCACTATTGAGTCGCTTGATTTCATTGCGGAGCGCTACAACCTCTTTTTCTATCTGCTCGTACTTTGCAGCGTCGGAGGCCGTTTTCATGGACTTAGCCATTTTGGTTTGCTCGGCAGTGAGCTGCGCTATCTCTGCTCTGAGTGACGTAATAACCGATTCCAGTTGTGCCACCTTCTGCGTGCCCTGTGCAATTTCAGTGTCGAGCTTATTAGCCCCTGCTGCCGCCTCCTTAAAGGGGTCTTTTGGTAGTTTGTCAAGTTGTGCATCAACCTCTGTTATACGTGTAGCTACCTTGTCAAGGCCCGAAAGAATGCCTGTAACGTCAAGATCATAAACACTGGTAACTTTATCTGCCATTTTTTGTTTTCAGGTCTTTGATACGCTGCTTGGCGCGTCGTTCCCAAATATTTTTCTGCCGGAAGAACTCGCAAATATCCATTTCGAGCTGATCTTTGAGCGGAGCGACTTCCAACATGGTGTGCTGCAACTCGGACCAGTATTTCGCAAGCTCTTCGCGCTGATAGGCTAATCCTCTGTAAACTCTTCCATTTTCACTTTTACGTCCCCCGCCTTTTGAATCATCCGGGTTATTTCTTCCAACTTCTCTGGAAAGCTCCTCACTTGCGCGAGCGCAAAACTTAAAAAAAAACCGGAATCTATGTTTTCCCAGTCTTTCAGCTTGCTTTCGGCCAATGCTTTGTCCCACTTGGATTTGTCTTCTTCCAGCGTGTTAATGAATAGCGTTGACACATACTGCGCAATCCCATACCTGTTTTCGTTAAACAGCGTTATGCCGTCGAGCGTCTGTTTTAATGCTACCACTGTATCGGCAAACCGGCTGTCATTCGCGGCATTGTACGCACCTATCAACTTGTCTGCGATGGTTCGAAAGTTCAGGTTAAACCCCATTTCCACTTCCATACGCTTAAAATGCTGATAACGACCCATTGAAAGAGTCGTTTGCAGGTAGTACGTTTTGCCGTTTGCCTCGAATTTTGTGGCACCAGTGGGTATAACTACAACTTCATTAACCGGGCTATCGCCCACGCTGTTAGTATCGACTGACATATACAGAATATTATTCCGAAAAGGTGAAATGGTTGCGTAAAAATGTATGTCCAGAGCGCTATTTGACCTGATACGCATAGTTCGCAGGTCAGGATTGGTTTAAGCCAGTAATCGCGCCGCTTTGTGATAAGCCAATCTTCTTTTGTAGTCTTGCCGACTATCCATTCAGCCGCGCGATAAAGCAGTTTTGACCATTCCGATAAAATATGGTCCGGCTGAGTAAGGATGAGCACGTAAACGGAGCCTATCACCCCGCTTGCGACGCCCAGGCTAACAGCAATGGTCAGCATCGATAGGAATGAGTTCATAATCGCATCCGTGGTTAAGTTGATATTCTACGGTAATGTCAATGGCGAATGAGAAATAAGGCGTTTGCAAGTATTGTCCGCGTTCTTCACGATATGAATACTTCGAAAAAAGTGCCGGATTGCTGTCATAAACGCGCGTAACGTCGATTCCAAATGTTTTGATAACACTATCCGGCTCCGGCCTCGCCTCAGCAATATATTTCAGCACGTTGCCAATCAAAACCTCGTGCAGTGAAATATTTTCAGGCTGGTTAAACATCAAACTGTTATACCAGCACACCAGCTTTAACGCAGAACTTGCTTGACTTTTGCGTTTATCGAAGTCTGTGATACTGGTATCAGATCCCTCGAAGTAAATGATCGCACGCTGCGTTTTATCGGGCACCAATGCGCTATTTTCAATTTGAACCGCTCCGCTGTTGGTGTCATACGGCACTGGAAACCGAATGGTGTTATTATTTCGCTCCTGGGAAACAGTTTTTACAAGCCCCGTCAACACAGTGATGACCTCTTTGTTATAAAGAGGAATCAACGACTCAGCCAAAATACGTGCTACCTCGCGCGTCATAACGATTTCTTTTTAAGCATGTCGCCCAAGTATTCCATGAACACCCCGGTTTTTTTGCCTCCCCATATAAGGTTAAACAGCACGAATACCGGGCACATTACGATTATGATCAGCGCTGTTATAACGCGTGCTATCAAAACCAACAAAGCGTACAGCGCCAGCAAAGACCACGCCTTAGCTTGCATCCAAAACGATTTTAGCCGCCTTTTTGAATTTGGTTTTAATGTGGCCGTGGACTCTGACATACTGTATCCTGGTTATTGCTTGCGCGTCCTGTTTGGCAATGCTGCCTAATAATGCAAAGATAAAATCCTCTGTCACATTAACAATATCATAAAAGTCCAGGCTGATACAGCCGCAGTCTGTTACGCACGTATCAAAAGCATTAAAGACGCGCTCCCCTTCCGATCTTTCGGTGCATTTGTGGACCACATCTTTAATTTTGACATACATCAATACCGCAATATTTTCAGGATTTTTTCGCGCTGCACCTCTTGCGCCATCTGTACCTCATCAGGAAGAGGGTCTAAAAAGTCGCCATACCTAAATGAGTTCTGCTCGATCTTTTCCTGCACCTCTTTGTCATAGCTGCCAACCTCGCTGGTCGCCTTCCCATCGCCTGTTTTAGTCGTTTTTGTCACCTGTATGCCATTCCACATATCATTAGTATAGGAAAGGTTTACCGGCTCACTACGGAGGCCCTGGGCCTTTCGGAATTCGTGCCACGTGCCCATTATGTTGGCTGCAATGTATTTCGAGCCGGCGGCATTCAACTCCTTGTCTTTGAACTTTGCTGTTTTGGTAGGACGCGTTGAATACTGCGCCTTTTTACCCTCTACGCCATCCAAAGAAATACCCTCGTTTATGCTACGGTCTTTAATCAGCGTGAGCACTGATTCGGCAATGTCCTTCGAAATAGATTCCGCCGCATTGGCGATAATTTCACGGTCACGTCGCAGCCTGGCGGCAAACTCTTGCGGGGTCATGGCGTTAAGCCTTGCGGCCCGTTAAAAGGTTGAGTTTACTACCGCCCATACCGCCGGTTTTGCAAGTGAGGCAAAACCCGTCTAGTTCAAAGTTTTTTTGCGCAGAAAACCAGGTGAGGCGCGTGTTATACTCCGCATCGTATGTCACAATCTGATTTTGCGCATCCTCGGAAGAAAGTAGCGTGTACCTATTGACCTCCTGGCGGTAATAAATCTTTTGCAGCAACATCAGAATAGTAACCTTGCGGATCATGTGCGCGATCACAAGCCGGTAGTCGTCATTATTCAACAAAGCACACACAGAAAGACCTGACGCGCACAAAAGCGTCGTGTAAAGGCTAATCCCATATGTTTTTGATGGATTTTCTTTAATAAATCCGCGCGCCGATTTTAGCTTGTCACCACATCCGCAGTGATAATTGCTATCCGGCACGTCCATAGTAGCCGAATTGTAGTTGTATGACACGCGGTATTCGAACCCGTCGCATGGGATTGTGACTGAAATAATCGGATTAGGTGTTCTGTCGTTGCGCTCCAAATGGATAGTACGCGAAGCGACCTCTACAACGTCGTTATCTGCATAAACCTTGTAAAACTTCAAATCGACATCAATCGGTCCCAGCTTTGGGTAAATCATCAGGGCGACCTTATCAATGCGAATAAATGCGCCTGGCTGGTATTCCGTGAAAATAGATATTTCAGGCTGCGCCGGGACAAGTGATGGAGAGTAGTAAGGCCCAAACTCGTTTTGCCCTATGAAGTAATTATCGGCTCTGCGCGTCTTGATCTTTTCCGAAAGCACCGCGCCCAAATCGACCGTGATTTTCTTCAAAGCCTCTTCGCGGCACTCGTTCATCAGGGAAATAAGCTCGCAGATTGTGTCGCCGCCTTTTAACCGGCAGTTATCATACGCAATATCCTGTGAAACGAACAAATCCAACGTGGATACATTGGATATTTCAGTGCCGGCAAGGCAATCATTTTTAAAGTGGACAAGTCCAACAAGGTCTTTCAGGCAGTCAGGGTACATAGTTACGAAAGTTGTTCAGCGTAATTTTTCCAGGCATCATCGTTTTTGTGATTTCGAGCAATAGTCCTTTTGACTCTCTTCTTCAACTGTCTACGCTCCCTTCCGAGCGTATTCTGACTTCTGGAAAACCCTAAATCTTCCATTTTCCATTCGCTTACGTAATGCTTTCTTACAGAATCCATAATTAACCGTTATAAGCAAATCGTCTAACCCAAGTTACAAGAATCATTTTCTCGCCTTGCTCCACCGGAAGTCCAGCATGCAAGGCCATTCCATCACAAAGATAATCCTCGTTAAGGTTGCGCCAAATAATCAGGCTCCCCGTTTCGCTTGGAATTTCTATGCCCAGCTTTTGAAAGTGCGTAGATCCGCCTTTATACGCGCCCCGAACAGTGAACAAGACGGTGTAAAGCCGCTCATTGCTTGCCCAGTTGCCGCAATCGTCGTGATAGTCGAACTTGCCGCCGACGCCGTAACGAGTGCATTGCCAGGGCTCAAATCTGTCGGTATCTACTCCTAAAATGTCGGCAATAGATTCTGTGCATTCATCCAGCAGTTCACGCGAAAATTGAGAATACGAGTGATGAAAAGCGGTTTCACTTATCCGGCTTTCTGTATAAATGTGACCATGCGCCGTGTCCTCTGTTGCGTTCAATTCGCCGCGCCGGTCTGATACCACAGAAGAAAGAAAGACAGCATTAGCGCTCATGTCGTCATAAAGCTGCTGTGCTGTCTCTCTACTGAAAAAGTTATTCATGTGAATAACCTTGTTTGCCAATAAGTGCTCGGTGAGGTTTGCTGCCATTAGAAATAGTCTGAAATTCGTCCTGGTCCGAGAAACTGGCTGCCGCTGCAAACACTTGAATCCTCAACAAGGATTTCGTTGCTCTCCATCAACCCGCCGCTCCCGTCAGCTACAAATTTAACAATATCTCCGTCTTTACAACCAGCAGAATAACCATTCCAAGTACCCGCCGCCGGATATTGCGGTTCAGGGCAATCGGCACAGGTCCCGTCAGATGCGGGACCTGTGTTAACCCATTTTTTTTGACCTTTGGTGTTCTGCTTTTCTACCCAAAGGTTATAGCAGTTTGAAGCCATATTATGCTGCTGGTGCCAGACGGAACTCGATCAGGCCGGTTACAGGATCGGTTGTGTAAGCTGGTGCCTGCCAAATATCCCACTTGATCTCCATGTGGAAGGTGTGAACCAGTTGGCAGCGACCTGTTGAGCCGATTTGTTCCTCTGCTTTGGTGTAAGTCATGTCAACATACACTTGCTGGCCGCCGATTGTTACACCTGGCATTGGCACAGAGTAGATGTATTTGTCACCTACAACGTGGTTGCCGTCTCCCATACGAGGAAAATAAGAAACCAATGGCATCGCAAGGTTTCCGGTGTCAGCAATAAACATCGATCCAGAATATCCAGCCGCAAGCATGTTCACAATATCCTGGCGATAGTTTGTGAACAACGCCGCCCAATAGTTCGCATCGCCTACATCACCTGCACCTGTGCCTTTTTTCGCCTGCGCATCCCAATAGTTCAGGAAGAACGCGCCGCCATCCAGGATGATTGGATTTTGCAGCTTGTTGAGCGTAGAAACATAGGTCAGGTAAGGAATAAGCTGGCTTGCCGCGATGGTGCCGCTATCGAAGTTCAATTCGGTATAACCCGCGCCGCTGTCAGATCCGATATTGCCAGGCAGAGCGCCGTCCGCAACGTCGTTCACAAGGTTATCACCAGCCATTGCGTGCAAGTATCCAGGCATTGCCTGTGCAAGCGCTGTAAGCAACTTTTTGTAGCCCTGCAAAAGCCCCAAAGAAACCTTTGATTCCCATGAGAAGATATTCCCGCAATCCTCGTCTTTCACTTTCAAAGTGTAGTCTACCGACTTGCCGAGTTTGTAGGTTTTCTTTTGCGATTCGAGCTCTTCGCCGGAAATCGCGCATGGGGCGCGGTGCAAGTGCGTCTGGTTCGTGTGAACAACCGCAGCGGTGTCGCTTTCTTGCAGCCAGGTTACATCAAATTCCTCGCAATAGCGATCAGCGGGGCGCACAGAGTTCCAGTTTGCTGTTTCCACTGTCTTAATCCAGTCAAGGATACCGATAGGGGGCAAAAGCTGGTGGCGTTGCTGTACGCGTGAGTCATTCATCGCATCATCCAATGACAGGATGAGCTTACACATATTGGATGGTGAAAAATCGCCAAGTGCCATTATTTTGCTTGTGTTTCGGCGTATGCTGCTTCTGCTTCTTTGAATGCTTCCCTCGAAATCTTATTGTTGACGCGATCCAATCGAAGCGCGTCCATTTCGGCCTCATTAGTAGGTAAAGTACCTTTGAAATGTTCAAACTTACCCTTTGGCGTGCCCCCTCCCGAAGTGCTGAGCCCCGTGCTTGTGCGTTGCTTGGTTTTGTTGAAATTGAACAGGTAATCGTTTTCCCGGAAAATGTCTGTCACCTTTGCATTGTGGCCTTCCGCGTTGTTAACCGCGTTGCCGTCTTTGGTGAACATATATTCCCCATCGTCGTCCTTTTCAATATCATAAGCATCCAGCTTATTGACGAACTCTTTAATCTGCCGCTTGCGCCGCGCCGGATCGTCTGATAGTAACGCGCCCTCTTCTTCGAGCCACTTTTCAGCAACCACTTCCAGTTCGGTTTTGATACTTCCCTTTTTGGCTGCTTTCAGTTCCTTTTGAAGCGTTTCGCGCTCTGTTTTAAGCTGTGACTTAACCTCTTTTTCAACCGCCTTGTTAAACCCCTGTTCGAGCTTTACTTTGTCGGATTGCAACGCCTTGTAAACATCCGAGCCCTTAATGGCCTCTTCGGTCAACTCCGCACCTTCGATCTCTGCAACTGCGCTTTTAAGCGACTCTGCCATTTC